ATGAATGATCTGGAGTATGACCGCAAGCCTGGCTGGAAGCTTGTCCCTAATGACGTAACGCACGCACAAATGTCCGCAGGGGTAGCAGCTGTAAATCAGCTATTAGAAGAATATGGTGATCGCGCGAGTTCTGCTGATGTGGCAATGTATGCTTACCTTGCCATGATCGACGCTGTTGTCGATGTCGATCAACATGGGCTTGGGAAGATTGCTGACAAGTTATATAAATGAAGCGGCTCGTAAGCTGGATCCTGTATAGATAGAAAATGCTAATGCCAGGAGGCTGGTCATGTCACGATCAATAGCTGTGAAAGATTCGGCGGGAAATGACGATTACGTGGTCGTTGAAGACTCTCTTACGCCACAGTTCTATCTTTCCACCGGCGATGCGTTAAGCCTCGATTCGGCCGGGCACTTTCAAGATATGGCCACTGGCTTTTCTTATTACGTAGCGAGCGATGAGGATAAAGAGTGGCTTCTCGGTTTATAGCCGCAGCCTGCGCGGTTAATGCGCTCTAAAATATCGACAAGAGACAGGGAAGTTTTTAGTTGATGATAAAGATGTTTTTCAATGCTGCGGCGTGCTTGCTGCTCTCGGTAAGCTTCGCTGTGGATGCTTCTCCTCCTCCCTCTTTTGCTGCCGCCAAACGAATAGCTGAACAGCAGATCTACTACGATAAAAATGAATCGTTTTACTGTGGCTGTACGTTTGATTTTGAGAGTGGGCCAGACCTTGAGAGCTGCGGCTACGAGATACGCAAGCAGCCGGCGAGGGCGAACAGAATAGAATGGGAGCACGTAATGCCGGCCTATGACTTCGGCCGGCAGCTTCAATGCTGGCAGGAGGGCGGTCGGGATAACTGCCGTCGAAACGATCCAGTCTTTCGGATGGCTGAGGCCGACTTGCACAATCTGGTGCCGGCCATCGGCGAAGTGAATGGCGATAGGTCCAATATGCGGTTCGCTATGGTGAATGATCCCGTGCACGAATACGGAGCTTGCCAAGTAGCCGTATCGTTTCAAGAACGCAGCTTTCAGCCTCCGCCACACCGGGTAGGCGACATTGCCCGTATCTACTGGTACATGCGGGATACATATGGCATCCAGATCAGCAGGCAGCAACAGCAACTCTTTGAAGCTTGGAATCGCATGGATCCAGTGGATGAATGGGAGCTTGAACGTAACCGCCGCATCGCCGCTATTCAAGGCAATGGCAACCCGTATGTCAGCGATGAAGAGCTGCCGCCAGGGCCCGAGCAGCTTACTGAAAGCATCTTTTCAGAGCCGATGACTGAGTTCAGCTGTGACGAGCGCAAGAACTGCGGTCAGATGAGTTCATGTGAAGAAGCAATGTTCCATCTTCTTCAGTGCGGGAATGGTCGCTTGGATGGCAATAATAATGGCGTGCCTTGCCAGTCGATCTGTCGCTGACCAGGCGGGGTTTAATCAACTTCGATAATGTTCAGCCGCCTCTCTGCGCAAGTCTTTTACGATAAATCAGACCCTTACCGCTTTACCATGCTCACACAAAGCACATTGTTTACATGCAGTGTGCGACCACGCCCTAGATTTATCTAGCTACATCTGACTATACTCCGCCCATAATACTGTATATCTAACCAGCTTATAGGGAGGCGCTTATGTCAGAAAAATCGTATCAACAGCTAATCCAACGGGTGCAACGTAAAATCGGTAGCCCGCGAGCGCAGTCTGAAAATTGCGCTGAGATCCAACGCCAGCCAGAAGACAGCGCGGACGCCTGGGCACGCATGCTGAGCGAGCTTGGCACTGTCGAAAACGTTACGCTCATCACGATTGATGATACTGCCGAGCATGTACGTGTCAGATGGAACCCGCTGGAGTCGATGTCATGAGCATGCACCTCACTTTGTTAGGCCGTGTTGATACGACAGCGCCAGCACTTCGTATCCCGCTCGTAGGTGGCTTTGTGCGCACGGGGTTCCCTTCTCCGGCTGACGATTATCTGGAAGGAGAGCTGGATTTAGTCAGCCATCTCATTCAGCAGCCGAGTGCCACCTATTTTTTACGGGCTAAAGGCACATCTATGGAAGGTGTAGGTATCTATGACGGCGACCTTCTGATCGTCAATCGCTCCGTGGAGCCGAAGCCTGGGCACATCGTAATCATGAGCGTCGACGGCGAACTGACCTGCAAGAAATACGGTAAAATGGGTAACCGGCCTTACCTATTCGCTTCTAACCCCAATTTTAAGCCCATCCCGCTCACTGGACGTGACTGTGAGGTATGGGGCGTCGTTACCCACAACATTCACTCATTGGCGCCTGGGTTCGCCGTATGATTGCTCTGGTCGACTGCAATAATTTTTATGTCTCATGCGAACGCGTCTTTCAACCGCGGCTTGAAGGACGCCCTGTCGGGGTAATGTCTAACAATGATGGTTGTGTCGTCGCACGTTCCCAGGAGATCAAAGACTTAGGTGTGGCAATGGGTATGCCTGCACATCAGATCGACCCGCATATTCGCCGCCAGTGCATTTTGCTATCGAGCAATTACGCGCTCTACGGCGATATGAGCCGCCGCGTTACTGACGTGCTCAGTCAGCACACACCCCACGTCGACGTATATTCGATCGACGAATCGTTTCTAAGCTTTGAAGGGTTCGAGACTGAAACGCTGACTGATCGCTGCCAGGCAATGCGCCGCCAGGTTAAGCGCGATACGGGAATACCGGTTAGCGTTGGCCTTAGCACTTCCAAAACACTCGCCAAGATCGCTAACCACAGAGCCAAAAAAGAACCACAGTTTGATGGTGTCGCTATTATGCATCCAGATAGCGACGACACCCGACGCTTCCTTGAACGGCTGCCCGTCAGCGAGATATGGGGCGTAGCTGGGCGTAGTGCTGTGAGGCTACGCACACTCGGCATAGAGAATGCTTGGCAGCTGCGTGAGGCATCGCCAAAGCACTTGCGCAAGCATTTCAGCGTCGTCATGGAGCGGATTGTTTACGAGCTGCGCGGCGTTGACTGTATCCCACTTGATGATATGACTCAGCCCAAGAAGCAGATCATGGTCAGTCGATCATTTGGGCGGCTCACACAGAACAAAACCGATCTGCAGGAAGCGGTACGCGTACACGCTGCCCGAGCAGGCGAGAAGCTGCGCAAACAGCAGGGGCTTGCTCAGGCCATCATGGTGTTTGTTCGTACAAACCGGTTTAGGCAAGATCTTCCGAGCTATAGCAAAAGCGTCGTCGTCCCTCTGCCCTATGCTACTTGTGACAGCCGCGACTTAGTACGTGCCGCTTCCGCTGGCCTAGAGCAAATATTCAAAACCGGAATCATGTATCAGAAGTGTGGCGTTATGCTGATGGATCTATGTGACCACGATAATGAACAGCTTGGGTTACTGGGAGAGCCGCTAAGCGATGAGAAGCGCGAGCGCAATGAAAAGCTAATGGCCACACTTGATAAGCTCAACAGAGAGCACGGGAGAGGCACAGTCAGGTTGGGAATGCACCGTAAGCAGAACGCTTGGGAACTGAGATGCCAGCACCGCACCCCGAGGTACACTACCTGCTGGGATGAGCTGCCAGTGGCTTTAAGCTAAAAAGGCCATCCGGAGATGGCCAAGCACTTCTAGGGAGTGGTTGCGCCTACGGGGGAGGTAAACGCTCTTGTACCCTAGTCATAAAATGATCTTTCTACATAACCAAAAGCTTAATAATTAAAAACAATTAATACATCTAGTAAAAAAGAGTAAAAAACAGGCTTACTTTTTTTAAACAAAAAAACGCCCCATCTATGGGGCGTTTTATATATTTGTGCCTTCCTTGGTTTGTGCCGCTCATCCTGAGCGCGACTTCCGTTTCTCCAGCAGCTTTCCTGCCACCGACACTCACACTTTAACTGCTATGAGCAAATGACGCGAATTTCGACTATTCGATATAGCACTATGCTTAAACGCACGTGAAATTCAGGCACAAAAAAACCGCTTACGCGGAGTTGGTGGTGCTGGGTGGGCGCTTAGATCTGTGCAGCTTCTAGAAACAGGCTATCAACATCCTCTTGCGACAGCCCTAGCGCGGCGTAAAGGGTATTCACCCACTCTGATGATCGCTCAATGCTGTTCGCGTATTCCCATTCGATTTCGACAATCTCGCGTTCTTGATCATCCTCGATGCCTGCAATTGCGGCGGCGACACCCGACAGTAGCCCATGGCGCGACAGCACCAGACGTGCCTGGCGTGGCGTTATCGTCGCGCTATTACGCCAGCGTTCTAGCTGCTCCAGGCGCCGCTGCTCTTGTTGCTCCGGTGTTAGCTCGGGCGCGGGCTCATCTTCGGGGTATTCGTCGCTGGGCGGCTCCGGCATGCTTAAACGCAGGTCAATCCAACGTCCGTCTGGTATATCCATCGGCTCGTCAGTGCCGGGCTTGAACGTCCGCACTGTAATCGTGCCATCATCAGATTGCTCAGTCTCAACGAAAACCATCCGATTTCCATTGATGCACTGCGGGACTTCAATCGTCCAGCCACTCGTAGCAAAGCCAAGCGACCCGCTAATGGTGTAAACGCCTACGTCATCGCGCGTAGCTGTGACGCCCTGGGCCTCACCATTTACCGCACCCGCGCCTGCCTCTTCAAAGTTCAGGTCTTCGTTAACTGCATCGGCTGAATGGTTGCTTAGCCGCAAAATCGGTGATGCGGATTTAATAAAACCGTTTGAGTCCACAGTCGTGTTAACTGTGTCCCACGACATACGCCACGGTTGCCACGCAGTTGTAGATCCATTCCAATCCCTGAAGCGCCACGACCCCCTCGCTCGCCCACCGCCCGACGTAACTATTCCCGCTTCCCAGCCCTGGCTATTCGCCCAACTGGCCGTTACAAACGCCCCTGCGAACGATGCATAGCTGGGTATGAAGCTTACAACTCCTGTGGCTATGTCATTCACGCCCGTCGCATCCTGTATGCTGAGCGCATACCCCCCAATACCATGCGCGCCCTCCATCATAATCCTTGGGCCGCTTCCTACAGTCGCCCGCCCTGCAACATTTTGAACCTGCAGGCGTTGCTGTAGCGTTGCAAGATTTCCGATGGGGGCATCTGATAATGCATTAATAAGCGCGAGGTTGCCGAGTGTGCCGCTTTGGCCCACGTCAATACCGCCCTTCAATACGTTAATGATGTCTTGGGCTTTGCGGTTAATTTCCGTTAACCACTCTTCCGTCTGAGCGTAGCTTGTTGGTGCAGCCATTATTCTGTCCTCAATATTTTGTGGATAGCGTGCATCTGCGCGGCTGTAGTAGCTTTGCGAATATCCGCTTTAGCTTTTACGCGTTTGATTTCAATATCCTGCCAAACCTGCTGTGTTGCAGCCTCAGCGGCTTTTACCTGATCGCATAGAGCGGCTTTGTCGATACACAGCGCTTCTGCTTCTGCATTAAGCAGCGGGCCACCACCAGCGGCCGCCTCCTGCGCCTTGCGCTGATAAATTGCCTCCTGCGCAGGGTCGATGCGGCGCTTTTCTGACGCCCAGGAATCACAAAGGCCCAAATAATGGGCCTCTGCGTCTGAGCGTTTTTTATAAGTTCTTGCGTCAAGAGTCGCCAACGGTCACCTCCAGATCTTTGTCTACGTACCGGTAGTTACCCCTTAACGACACCCGCTGTATTCCGGGGAGATCGTATTTAATAGTGACATCTTCATTATCAGTGACTTCTGCTGAAACCCCCTCGCTTTCGACAATAGTTCCAGCAGGAACACCCCTCAAAACTACATCAAACTCTTTGGTTTCGGCCTCTACTTTGTATTGGGCTTTCTTAGCAAGTAGTCCACTTTCCACATAATGAGTCTCATCGCTCACGTCTAGCGCACAGTGTATTAACTTCGCCTCTTGGTATTTCAGCTGATCCTTACTGCATTTAATAACAGCAAGGACAGGTCCGGGGTCTTTGTCGTAAGTAGCGTAAATCATCCTTCCTTACCTCCTTAGTGACTCAGCAATCAATGTACGATTACGTATAGTCAGCTGATGGTTGACGTTAAACCCCCGAGCGATGATTGTGTATGTAACGGGCTGATTACTGCTTTGCCAATCTGTAAAAATCACTGTGGACGGGAACGCCGCCTCGTGCTGCCCGCCGTTATAACCGAAGTTGAAATCTCGCACCTGCGTTCCGTCGCGTCGGATGCTCACCGAGACTGACCCGAAACCCGCGTTGGGTGCCCAAGGTGGTCTATAAATAAAACCAAAGGTTAATTTTATGCGCCCACCTTCTGGATTGAATGTCACCCGTGCCAACTCAATGTCCGCCTGGAACGGCACGGTTACCCATGCGTCCGCGTGGCTACTAACACCAATTGTGACCGCTTCACCCCGAATTTTGAGGGTATCTATGGAGGCGTTAGCAAGTTTTGCGTTATCAACGGCTAAATTAGCGATCTGGGCGTTAGTTACCCACACATCCTCTATCTGAGCCCACTTCACACGTAGTTGATCGACCGCAATATATGCCGCTTGCAGCCGATCATCCTGAAACACTAGGCTGCCGGTACTACTGCGCAACTTCGTAATGGTCAAGGCATCGATAAAGGCTTCGGGCATGATCACGCGACCATCGGTCACGACAAACGCTGTCACAAGTTGACCGTTGATTGGGTTAAATATGGCGAACTTATCGGCCACACCAATGATCTGGGCTTCGCCACCAGCAACCTGAATACCCAGTACACCCAAAACACCGTTCACATTTACAGTAGTAACGGCTTGAGCCACAGCTCCTGTAACGGGGTCGTAAACGGCGGCGAGTTCCTGACGCACGCTAGCCGTTTCGCCTTCAAATTCAATTCCGACATCAGTTATTTGCTGCGCTAACGCTCTTTCTTCATCAACGCGTACGACGTGCTCTACGTCAACAACAGCACTGCCAAGGGTGTTTTTGGCTTGTATAACGGAGTTTTCAAGAGCTTGGGCTAACTCGTTTAGGGTTATAGTTTTGCGTGTGTCCTCAATACTCGCTGTGTTTTCACCGACTGTGGAAGTCAGCTTTGTAATGGACTGCGATAGGGCTAGCTGCTCGTTCGCAAATACGGTCAACTCTTCTTCTATCGAGGCTACACGCCCATTGAAGGTCACACCCATTGTCGTGATGCGTTGAGCTAACGCAAACTCCTCAGCAACCCTTACGCTGTGCTCAACGTCCATTACGGCATTGGCGAGTGCAATCTGCGCCTGGATGGTAGAAAGCCTAACTTCCTGCTCCAAGCTGTTTAACTCACCGCTTTTAACTGCATCTAATGCAGCTTTCAGGGCGTCTCCTGCTTCCTTTTCGGCCTTCTCGATTGATTCAGAATATCCATCGACTGTCTCTATAAGACCATCAAGACCCTCCTCAATCTGATAAATGATGCCGCCGGGCTTGCGTAGATCGGCCTCGATTAGCTCGAATTCCTCTTGGAAATTATTGGTGGTCTCCACGTCCACACGCAGGAACGGCGAAGCACCATAGGCGTTAACCGACTGCACGTAATAGTAGTAGCGCGTAGCAGGGGCTAAACCGGTATGGGCAAACGTCAGACCGTCGCCCAGGTATTGAGACTGTGGCTGTGTCGCGCCCTCGCTGGGAGTCCAGTAAAAGCGGTAGTAGCCGCCGCCCAATGAAGCTCCGGGTGGCAGCTGAGGGATCAACGTCACTTCACGGTTGCCGCGGGTGAAGATCACTCGCTCGGGCGTAGCCGGCACGTTGATCGTGAAGTTGATCCCGCTCGGGCCGGATAGCCCTAAGCGCCCACGCGCCCGCACTTCCGCCGTATATTGCCCAGCTTCAAGCCCTCCAATATCGCACCGCTCTACGCCTGCGGGCACTTGCGCACTCTGCACAGCTAAGCCATCGTGCTTGATGACAACGTTGTAGTGCAGTGCAGCGTCAACTGGGTTCCAGTAAAGGCGCCCTTGGATGACCTCACCCACGCTTTCTAGTACGTAACGCAGGCCAGTAGGCGAGCCGATGCCACCGGCAGGCAGGCTGATAAAGCCGAACGGGTCGAACGGCTGACCTACGGCATCGTCGTAAATCTCCGCTTGCTCTTGCTGCAGCGTTACAACGCAACCCTCAGTACCGGAAAACTCCCAGTTAACGACACGGAATTCGCCATCAACGTTAATAGTTGGCAGGTTGACGCGAATAACGCGCCCTGGACGGCAGGCATAGCCTCGGAAGTTCAGAGGGATGCGTAGAGTGCCACCAGCACGCTTGCGGCGTAGTGCAATGTTAGCCAGGCGCTGTGCTTGATAGGCAGACGTGACGAAACGCAGATCAAGACTGTCTTCAATCGGGCCACCGTCTTCCGCTACCCATTCATCAACCACCACAGGCGGGTAGTCGGTTTCCGCCCAGCGCTGCGATGGATCAACGAATTTGCCGCGCATGGTATTCACTGCATCAGCGCGTGATACCTCGGTCTGTCCAGATACCGGGCCAATAACCATGCTTTCATCAATAGTGAAGTCATAGGGACCGTAATAGGCGCCGACAAGTAGGCCAAACTTGCCGCCGATGCGGAGCAGGGTGCCTGCACATGCCGCTTCAAGGTCTGCTAACACGCGGTCTTTACGCTCATCTGCCTTAAAGCCGCCAGCCATGGTATAGCGGCGCTCTCCGCTGCCGTCAGGGTTAATAATCCATTCATCGCAGATGTTTGCCGCTTCGCGGAATGAATCCCATAGGATCTCATCATCGGGCACGCCTAGGCGGTTGCGCACGTACCATAGGATGACTAACGCGACGTTATCGCTGTAACCGTAGCCACCGGTGCGTGGGTCGTATATATCATTGCGGCCGTGCAGCTCAACAAGTGGCGTCGGCAGGCCGGTTTCGAAATACTCCGGGTCATATCTGAGCGTGAGGCGGACAGCGGACAGGCCACGGCCAATCATGGTGTCACGCCAGCCGGGCGAGCGTGCAAGCAAGTACGGATCGGCCTGGCTCATATTCTTGAGCAGGGCATAGCTAGCTCGGTCGCCCGCGTCAGCTATAGGGTTTTGGTCCAGAAAGACATTATCAATGCGCTCAATGGAGCCTTCTGTGAGCGCGAAAACCTGATAAAGCTCTTCACCTTCGGTCTGGTCGCCGTCCTGCTCCTGGGCCCACGACTGGAGGCCACCTACGCCGATATGGCCGAATACATAGCGCGCCGGCTCTTTCGAGCTTTTGACGATCTGCTTTAGCTCAGTAGCAGAATTGCCAGAGCTGTAATTCGGTACGTCCGGCACGCCGAAAAGTTTGCCTATGACTTTCTGTACGGGTTTCAAGACGGCATCAAATACGCCGGTAACCGCTTTTGTGACGGATTTAATCGCCTTGGACATTATCAACTCTCCAGCAAATAGAAGGCTCAGCCGTCACTCGGTGCACGCCGCTCTCTGTTGCCGCCCATACGGCGCCTGCCCACACAACGCCTATGCAGCGGCCATGCTCGCTATCAAACAACACCACGTCGCCGCGCTGACGCATTGCGACCGGCACGCGCTCAAAGTACGCATCCCATAACGCCTCAAGGCTGCCGTGTGTATTTTTCAGCACGCGCTTGGCGCCGGTTTCTGTTGAGTACCGGCCCCGGTATTGCTCAATCGGGTCGATGTCACACATCGCGATGCAGCACGCCGCGGCGAACGTGCAGCAGTCAAATTCGCCCCATGAAAAAGGCCGCTCAGAGGCGGCCTGTATTTCGCGGTGTAGTCGTGTTGTCCAATCGCGGTGTCGCATAGTCGATTAATCCGAAAATTTAAACGGCGGGGCGTTTTTGGCGCCGCCCCAGAAGATAGGCCACTCAGCAAGCTGGGCGACGATGGCAAAGAAGCGGTCGCCGCCATGGCGTGCCCGGTGGTTCTCATCGGTCCAGCGCTCAGTGCCGCCGCGCTGCCAGTCGACCATCCTGTCAGTCAGTTCTACGCTAACGGCGTTCTCGCCCTGGTTGCCTGCGTAACTCATGTTCGCCGCATCCATTGTGCCGCTGAAAAGAATGTCTGCCGCATAGTCGCCATTGTCGTCATAGGCCACCAGCATTAACCGGCCTGGACGACCCCGGCACCGGTCCTGCAGTGTGTCGCGCATTACCTGCGTATCCAGGCCTGATAATGTCATCATGACCGACATAGGTGACGAGCTATTAAGCTGCTCTGCCACGCTTTCTATATCGCCCAGGATGCCCACGCCTTCGTAGGTGTGCCCGTCGATCACTAGCGGCCCGGTGCCAGTGTGGAACCGAGCCATGCCATCTTTAAAGTCCAGCTCAGCGGCATAGGTCATGCGCACCGTTGGGCGCGACATTAGATCAATGACGGAATCGGAGAAGGGGAAGGTAATCATCAGAAAGCCTCCCGGCATGACAGTGATGCGCTAGCAATGATGCCCTGGTAATCCGTATTTGCGCCGTCCTCGGTTAATCGCATGACGGCATAAGGGTTGCGGTAATTGACGGCAGCGCCATTAGCAGGAGGTACGCGCAGCCAAGGGGCGACAAGAATGGTTGCACGGCCTTGATCGTTACTAACTACGTCTTGCAACACCTCTAAGAGCTGGTCGCTCACAGTGATGTAGTCACCGCGGCGCAATACTGTAGTGCCAGCATTCCAGCCGCGCGTTACCAGCTGGCCACCCGCTTGGCCGCCTAGGTCGACCACTCCATTTCCCGCCGCAGGCCCCGGGCGCCGATTCCACGGATAGAGCCGGAACGTGCCCATCATGCCGTGTAGTGAGTGGATGAACGACGACATAAGCCGCGCTTGCTGCTGGTCAAGCAGGGGTAGATCAATGCTACATTCCCAATACCCGCCTGGGTGACCTACGACCTGCTGCGAATTGTTGAAAGGCGATGTGAACGCGAAGTTATTGGAGACGATATTCCAGCTCATCGAGTTGGGTATCACCTCGTTAGGCCATTCAGACATTTAATGTTCTCCGTAATGGTCCGTTGCGCTCAAAGTCGCGCTGCGTTTGACGTATCGCTTCCTCAGCACCAAGGCGTGCCTGGCGTCGCGTCTCAGCAGGGTTGTTCGCGCCGCGTGCGTCGACGTGAATCTGATAGGAGTTCGTGGTTTTATTGCCGCCGCGCTCCTGGCGATTCAGATAAGCATCCAGTCGGTCCGCTTGCGGGTTGCTCAGAACGCGCTCGCCCTTGTCCAGAAGCCATGTGCCCTCGCGCGGGATAGATCCGATGCCGTCGTGCGCCATACCTGCCAGCGCTGCCGAAGATACGGCTGTCGCCAGGGGCTGCGTGGCACCGATAGCGGCAGCCATCGCCGCCGGAGCCATTGCAGGGCCAACGATTGGAATAGCAGCCGTAGAGGAAAAGGCGTTGATACCCGCCTGGAAAACACCAGCCTGGGCATTTGCTGTCAACGCAGTTGCCGCCCCGATCTGTGCCGTCTTTCCAACAGCAAGCTGAACGGCTTGGTATGCCAACCACTGACCAGCCATTTGCCCAAGCGCGTTAACAGTAGAGCGTGCGATACCTTCTGCCATGCCTCTCAGCGCATCGCTAGTGTTCTCGCTATCAAACACCATCGACTCGAACGCATTACCAAAGCCACGCTGGAAATTCTCAGCAGTGTTCGCCGCAAGCTGATCAAAGTCGGTGAGGGCGGTTTCAGCGGATTGCAGCCACTTACCCCAGTAGTCCTGATCCTGGCTGCCAATGCTTGCCAGCGGATCAGTAGGCGAGCCCACGCCGCCCCGTGCGCCAATCTCAGCCCCAAAGCCCTGGTTGTAGACCGTGCTTGCTGTCTGGGTGCTGAGCTGAGCGCGCTCAAGCCGTTGCATAGCCTCGGTATAGCGATCAGCTGTGATCGTGCCCTCGTTCCATGCGCGGGTGAGTAGGGCTTGCTCCTCGGCGTAGGAGCGCTGGGCAGCTTCTACGGGATAGAGGCGGTCGGTGAGGGCTTGCAGACTGTTGGCGAATTGCTCGGCTTCACGCTGGGCGTCGCGCTGGGCTTTGGTGAGCTTTTCGGTTTCTTCTGTCAGGACTGTAGTGGGAGTAACCGTCTCGCGGGTTGTTTTCTCAAGCTGGGCCAGCTTCTCGTCAATTTCAGTAACTGACCCGCCCGCCGCATCAATCGCGTTACGGGTATTCATCAGCTCAACTTGAAGATCATGTAACGCCTGCTGGGCTTCGCTTCTCTGGCCCATACCAAAGGCCTGCTGTCCGCCCACGGCATCCCATTGGCGCTGTTCGTCCGCCACAATTTGCCGCTGACGCGTAACGTCCATAGCTATCGTTGCTTGGCGGAATTGCTGGAATTGACGCTCAGCCTCAAGCATCGCTTTGGCGTTTTTCAGCGCCGCCTCGGAGTTGGCATCCAAGGCGCTAGTCATATCGTCTATACGGTCAGTGGCCGACTGTACGGGCTTCGGTATCAAGCCAAGCTCTTCGCGGAAGTAGAAGAGGGCGCCACCGGCAATAACAGCCGCGCCTAGGGGGCCGCCTATAAGGGCAAGAGCGCTTGCGGCTAGGCGCCCGGATGCTGCGAGTAGGCCATTAGCGCGCGTTGCGGCTGTTGCGCTCGCTGTGTAGGTACCCATGGCGGTTGTAGCCGTCGCGTCAGCTCGTGTTTTCTCAATAGTTGCGGCAGTTGATATGCGCTTGCTTGATGCCTCCGCAATCTCCGCTTCTGCCAGCCGGGCGGTAGATGCCGTTAACTGGTTAGTGGTGGCGATTTCGGCGGTGCGCAGCTCAGCCAGCCGAGCTTGAGACCGAAGTCTTCCCGTCTGGCTTATCTGGGCCTGCATGCGCTGAACCTCCAGCGCTCGTTCAGCAGAGAGCTGAGTCTGCCACCGCTGAAGCCGCGCCACATCCTGCGCTGCTTCCTGTCGCTCAACCGATGCCCGTTGCGCTGCTATACGGGCTTGGTTTGCTGAGGCTGTAGATTCAGCGGCTTGGCGGCGAGCGATTGTGACGATGCGCCCAGCCTCCATTGCTTGGTTTTCAGCCAGAGCGGCAGTGTGGGCGCGAGTGGCATTAAAGCTGCTGATCTGGGCGGCAGTGCCGGCGGCGAGGGCTGATACAAGCCTACCTCCGTAGACAGCTGCCACGCCCATCGCGGCATCACGAACGAAGTCAAGATTGTTTATTAGCGGCTCGATTGACTCTCTCATTGCATCGGATATGCTAACCAGCCCTTCAGCTATAAACAGAGAAGCCCCGACAGCTTGATCTACGCGCCCAACCATTTCCTGTGCCGCGTTACCTATTTGGCTAAAGCCCTCGCTAATTACCGCGTCCATCCCGTCAGCTTCATCCTCAAGCGTTTCGAGCTGGCCTATAAGGCCCTCTACAACATTCCCTGTTGTTAAAAGTCCGTCTTTAGAAAGCTTTTGCAGCTCAAGAGTAGTGCTTCCAAAAGCAGCAGCCAGCGCCTCGGTTAAGCGCCCGCCGTTCATAATCACAGTATTTAATTGATCGCCGCGAAGCTCGCCTAGCGCAAAAGCCCTTGAAAGGGCATTAAATACGGACTCGGCTTCTTGCCCCCTGAGGCCACTGATAACCATTGAGTTGTTTAAGGCATCGGATAGCTGAATTTGTCGCTCAAGCGAGTATCCAAGTTCAGTAAGAACGGTCGAGTTCCTGAGAAACGTTTCGGCTGTCTGTTCTAGACTGGAATACGTTCTTCTTGCAGTTTCTGATATACCCCTCATTACGTTATCAGTCAGAGACAGGTCTTTGGTGACGTTGTTTACCCTAGCATTGAGGTCGCTCCATCCGTCGGCATAATTAGCTACTTGGCGAACAGAAAATGCACCCGCGAGCAAGCCCACAACTCCATTCAGACGCCGCATAGCCGCGGCAGTCATATCTCCCTTGCGCTCAACGCTATCTAACCCACTCTCTAGGTTTCTCAGGTTCTTTTCGCCCGTGCGGCTATCAATAATAAGCTCAAGGCGAGAAGATATCTGATATGTCATAGCCTTTCTCCAGGCGAAAAAAAACCCCGGCGAATGCCAGGGCCAATAAAAAACCCTCCGGCGAGGGAGGGTCTAGAACAAACTAATTATTCAACAGAATTGCCGCCAAACAGGCTCAAAATCATCTACCATCTCTTCAATCACGACCATTTCTCTTATAACTATGAATCTTTGGTGCCCAGAATACCCGCCAAATGCGTTTTTTGAATTAACCTCTCCGCATACGTATCTTCCTCCGCTGCCAGCCTGGATCACTTGCAGGGCTCTGAACTCAGCTGAGCGGCCATCTCTTAGGCTTTCGCGCACCAACCTTTGTGCTCTAACCTCAGCCATCGAATCTTTTGTAGCATCACTTCTCGCCTGCGCCCCAACCGGATACGCCAGCACCAACGCCAGCACCACGGCTACCAGTAATTTCATACCTCCCCCTTTTTTTGTCTCATTTACTAGCAGTAAACCTACTCGTTGCGGTGGCGATAGATAAGCTGGAGAACTACAACGCCCAGTACTCTGAATTCCTCATCTTTAACAGGTATTGCCGGGAATTGCGGATTAACCGGAACAAGAAACTGATTTCCGCCCGGTTCTACCGAATACCTTTTAAAAGTAACCCCACCCGCGATCTCTACCACTACATCACTACCGCTTTGAGCCGGAGCATTTGGATCAACGATGATCACAGATCCTTCCGGATAATCTGGGGCCATGCCGTTTCCAGGCACTACCAAGGCAAAAGATTCGTCAGTAGCCACATCAGGCACAGGAATATAATCTTGCGGGATAGAAAATTTAACCCGCCGTATGCTTTGAATATCCCATTTCAGAATAGGGACATGAAGGGATGGCCCAAAGGAGTCCTTCATGTACTCCTGGGTAAGCATATCAATATCTGCTTGCTCGTCTCCAAATTCAAGCCACTCGGCTGTCGTTCCTAGCGCTACAGCCAGCCTTTCAAGGGTATCTGCACGAGGTTCGGACTTCTCTCTTTCATAGGCCGATATTTGCCGCTGACTAACACCAGATACAGATGAAAGCTGACCCTGGTTGATCCCAATCTCTTTACGCTTATATTTCAATCGGTTGCCGATTGAAGGAGTCGTTTTGTAGTCGTCCATAGTCATAATTTCCTATTTAATACTCTTTTTTACTTGCATAGAGTAGTTTATGACTCTAGCATTAGTCGTGTAAGGCCAATTATACGACTGAGATAAGGATTTTTATGACTACCTCAACCTTGCATCCAACATCGATTCGTTTGCAGCCCCATGAGGCTGATCGCATCCGCGAGGCGGGCAACCTAAATTGCCGCTCTCTTACCGCCGAACTCCGCTACCGCGCCCTTGCATGGGATGAAATGAAAGAACGCGCCGAAAAAGCAGAGCAAGCCATGTATCAAATGCTACTGGGCGGCCAGGCCCAGCAGCGCGGTTAAACCCCAATCCAAAGGAATACAACCATGAAAGATTCTAGCACAAGCCTTATCCCGATCGAATCTTCTATCATCGGCGGCGAAACTGTCGACGCGGTTGACGCTCGTGAGCTTCACAAGTTCCTCAAGGTTAAGCGTGACTTTTCCTCTTGGATAAAGGCAAGAATCGCTGATTATGAATTCTTGCAGGATGTCGACTATATCGTGCTCCCCAAAATGGGGGAGGCTCAACCACGCGGGTTTGCGGCAAATCGAAAAGAATACGCGATCACTTTAGACATGGCTAAAGAGCTGTCTATGGTCGAGCGCAACGAAAAAGGGAAAGAGGCTCGTCAGTATTTTATTGAATGCGAGCGACGTGCTAAGAAATCTACCCCAGACCCGATGCAGGCGCTTGCTGACCCCGCAAAATTGCGTGAGTTGCTGCTCAGTTCTACTGAAAAAGTTATAGAGCTGGAAAGCGCTGTCGCAGAGCAAGCCCCAAAGGTTGCTGCGCTAGACCGACTTTCCACCTCAGATGGCTCTCTCTGCTTAACCGATAGCGCAAAGTATCTTCAAGAGCGCCCCAAAGACTTAATGCAGTGGCTACAAGCTAACACTTGGATATATCGACGTGCCGGAGCGGGTAAGTGGCTGGGTTATCAGCATCGCATCCAGCAAGGCTTGCTTGAGCATAAAGTTACGACTGTTTCACGTAGCGATGGTAGCGAAAAGATATGCGAGCAAGTGCGGGTTACGCCAAAAGGGCTATCTCGCCTCGCTGAGATATTCAAGCATGTGCCCGCCTAAACCCTAGACACGAAAAAGCCCTCTCGGCGCTACCAACACCTTGAGGGCTCCAGATACATTCCGTCACAAGGAAAGATCAATGACTCATTCTAACACCAATTATGCCGTTAGCAACAGCTTAGCCAACTCCCTAATCAAGCAAGCCGAATACCTTGATGCTATTGCGCAATTACTCCGCGCTGGCCTAGACCAGGGCGATATAAAAATCTGCGCATCAGCCCAGCTTTGTCAGCGCGACTTGTCGCTGTACGCCAACGCTGTTCGATTAGTGGCCGCGAACGTGGATCATCCTTCGCGAAAGCTGAACGAAGTGCTTTTAAGTCAAGTATTACGGAAGGCGCTTTACACCCAGTTCAAAAGAACGCCCAGCGAGCTAGATGTTGGCGAACTCTTTGAGGATTACGCATCGTGCGGAATTGATCTTTTGGCAACCTCAATGCAATGCCTAAGCGGCATAGATGACGGTAGCCGATGCATGATGCAGTCCCACATCTGGATGGATGAATGCCTCGCCTCGTTTAACGAGAATTTTGACGAGGTTATTGGCTACTGGAATTCGCTGGAAAGCCAGAAGGTGGCTGCATGAAATTCTCCGCCCTGGTTACGCATATTGCGCAGTTTGTTTACGCGGGTCGTCGGCCCGCTATTACGCCCAATCATCTGGTTTGCTAAGCGAGGTTTAAAATGAACACTATTTCAATCCGCATAATCGGCGCACGCCCCTTGCTTATGCACTCCGACGTCTTTGCCGATCCGTTAAACCCGCTCACTAAAGCGCATAAGGCTTTAACAGGTAAGCGCAAAAAGACCGATGACGATCACGAAGCTATTGCCAAAAGCGAATGGCGCGGTGGCTTGTACTTTGATGAAGAGCTTGGGCCATATTTGCCCGGCGTTAATATCGAAGCCGCCATGGTGGCAGGCGGCAAGCTTAGCAAGCTTGGCACTCAGCTTAAGCGCAGCGTTGAGGTTATGGATGAACGCTGCCGCCTGGAGTACGAAGGTCCGCGTACCGTTAAGGGCCTATGGGATGCCCGCTTTTACGATGCGCGTAGCGTTAAGGTTCAGTCAGCGCGCCTGATGCGATACCGGCCATTATTCCGCAAGTGGTCAATTACCTGCACGATTGCCTATGATCCCGAGTCCATCGACCGCTCGCAGGTTGTTAAATGCCTGGAGGATGGCGGGCAATTCTGCGGTGTCGGTGATTATCGACCAAAATTTGGCCGCTTTAGCGTCGAGGTGCTGTCATGAGCACATCGTTACCCCCTCAGTCATGGAGTCTCAAGGAAGCCGTACAGCGCTTTCATGCCTCCGGCTTCACTGATGGCGACCTTGTTACTCACGAGTGGTTAGCATGGTCACTGGCCTTGCCAGAGCCAACAACGGCCACCGAGTTTCGAGAACAACAGTTCGTTGCGTTGGATAGAGTCGAGCAATTTAAAACAGCTCTTCTCACACAGCATCAAATAGCTTTGCAGTCCGTTCGTGGCAAAGGCTACCGTGTTGTACCGCCTGCTGAGCAAGCCCGATACGCTGCCGAAGAAGCTTCCCGGCACATCGAGAAAGGTTTGCGGCGGGGCGACCAGTTGCTTAGTAACACACGACTTGATGCGCTCACTGATGACGAGCGACGCCGCCATATCGATACTGAATCCCGTATGGCGTCCCTTGCCAGCATGGCGTCACGCGGGCGACGTGATATTTTTAAGCTGTTTCAACCTTAACCTTCTCGGCTCTGCATGGCATGCCTGGGCATGGCATGGCTAGCCTCGGCGAGGCATGGGCTGCATTGCAGCGTGTAGCGCCTTCCATGAGGGTGCTATGCGGTGCGAAAGCGCCACACGGTTCGGCCTGCTTAGGTCCGGCTTGGTACGGTTGGGCGTAGCAAGGTGTGGCTGGGTCGGGCAAGGGCTACAGCGTAGCGGTCTGGCGATTCATAGAGTCGCCTTTCCGGTGCGAAAGCATCGCTGGGTTGGGCACGGCATGGCAGGCCGGGGCTAGTCGCGGTTTGGCAAGGCAAGGGCTGTAATCAGCATAACCCCACTACTGTGGGGTTTTTCAACGCTTCACGCATGAGCTTGGTCAAAGGCCTATAGTACAAAACCGCGTCTCATCCTTCCACCCTTGTTATTTAGCTCTCATTATCCGGCATTTGGCCGCCCCTTCTGTCTAAGCATGGCTGACGAAATTAATGTGACTCGGCGCAACGCAAATAAGCAATAAACGAACAGCCCGGCCACCAAAGACGTGGTGATCGCCATACCGGCAACTTTATCTATAAACCCTATCATTCCGACGGCGCATAAAATCAATGATGAGTCGATGGCACGCGAGAAATAATTAAAGAAGTCATTCTTATACCCACTTTCTTCAATAACCTTCATTTTTTCAGTGTTGCTTATCATGATGGATTTTATTGTTACTGAGAATGCAGAGAAAATGCCGCCAAGCGTTATAACAGCAGAAAAGAAGCTGGAATCCTTAGTGAAATCAATTCCATATCGTGTCATGACATATGCAGCGATGGCTGCCATAAGGCCAAAAACCAACGGAAAGCTTCTTTCCCACCTTATATCGTTAAACATGGCAACACCTATTTAGTTAACCCCTTTCTCTTCCACGAGGCATATATCCTATATAACGCTTCCCAGCGATCCTTAATATCCATTCTGTAATCGGCGTCACTAACCGCTACCTCAAGCTCGCCGGTTAGCTTACCTCCAAGCAAATCGATGATTTCGGATTGATCTGAGCCGATAGGGCCTTTGGTTTCCAGTTTGGTTACAGCGTCAGGATTATTTGATGCCTTGAACATTAGGTCATTAGCAAAACCCTTAGCCTTACTGACCAGTTGATTCCCTTTTTTCCTACCATCAACCGAGATAGTAATGCTGATAGTTTCGCCCCCCAAGTCCTCAGCAGCCTCACATGCCTTACGCAGCGCGGTATTACCTTGAAAATCTTTTTTGGATATCTGGGAGACATCAACTTTGGCTTCCACGCGGGTTAAGTGCCTTTGATTTTGAAATTTTCGTTTAAAGTCATTATCCAAGACTGTGTTTAGCTCAATCGTTCCTGAATGAAAGAACTCAGCCAAGTAGCTTCTAATTGCAGTATTGCGAGGCCCATTGTGATTGTACTGTATAATTAAACAGCTTTCATCTGGATCGTAGATGGCTGCAGTATCCTCGCCCGGCCCACCACCATTAAAATTCAGGCCCTGCAGAGGCTTGGTGTCCTGGGCTTGCCCAGGACCATGACCTTGTCGAAAATGCATAATATTAAATAAAAAAAGTCCCGCCCCAGATTTATCTATCGTCGAGCCATCTTCAAGGCCCTCAAGTCGATGTTTACGCTGATTAACAAGGCGAATCCTACGCTTGATAGGGAAGCTGTTTATGCGAGCAAGGACGTCCGATAGAGGCTCTGCATCATCGGAAGGAACGACACGGTATAGATGCGCTTTTAAATTATCAGTAGTTGCCACATGACTCCCCTTATAAGTAATTATCGGCACGCCTCTACGGGCGCTCTAACCGATCTTAGCTTTAAAAGGGAAGGCGTTGCTACCTACGACTGATGTTTTCGACTATTAGAGTACTACCGGCTTCATGCTTTTCCTTTGACTCACTTAACCGCAGCGCATAAAGAAACCAGGCAAAGAAAAGCCCACACGCGGCGGGCTTGTCATTAAATCAAATATCAGGTTGACAGCGAAGGGTAGGGGCGCGGCAGTTTAGCCACCACCACTTTGGCGAGGTTTCATTTATCCGCCGCTTATTCTTTACCAGTTGGTGCGGTGCCGTTACGTAGAGATGCCACGAATTCTTGCACCACTCCGAAGATAGGATCTTTCTTTAGCATCTCAAGCTCTATCTCTGCACGCTCAACGGTGTAAGTGCTAGCAAATTTGCATCGATGAAAATACGAAGACAGTTTTTTGGTACGCGATTGAGGTGGTTTTGTGCCAGCGGCGATGGCATACATAAGATGCGCCAAAGCAGCGTCATGCCTACCTTCAAGCCGTTGTATGTCGGCCATGTCTTCGTTAATCGAGGCGATGAGTTCGAATGTTTGCGATTTTGTAAAGTACCTACTATTGGCGTGAGACAGCCAATAGTGTTGCTGCTCCTGCAGTAAGCGCCAGGCGTCGTCAAAACGTTTTTCTTTTATCGCCGCCTTAGTAGCATGCTCGAATTGAGCGGCTTTACCGATGTGGTCTTCTTTCAATGCGCCTATTTCTTTCTCAGGCTGACGAGGGGCTGGTGGCTTGCGCGCTTCGATGCCTCTAGGAATGCGTTTGGCGCGGACTATTTCATTGGAAGGTCTTTTCGACTTTCGGTAAGGATTTTCGTCAATGAGAGTAGCTTTGACGTTGCCAGCAAATAGCTGCCATAGCAAATGCTTCATCCTTTGTTCCCCGCTAATTAGTGTTTTTAACCCTTTGGATTATTAGATGCCTCATCCTAACTTGATTAGGCGGGGAGGGATAGGAAAGAGTAGCCGGGTTGGTGGGTTAGGATGCCACGCTTAACGGGCGCAAATCTGCGCCCGTTGCCGATGCAACGAAAATTGCATCATTAGGCCGCAGCGGGGTAGATAATCCTTAATTGGCCCTTCACCCCGTACATGCGCGAGCATCGAGCAATGAAGTCTTGGTAGTCGACGCATGAATTAGCAAGGGTAGTGATTTCATCCATCTGCTTCTCTACTCGGCGCAAAGCGGAATCTGAAAGCACTTGATGAATTTTGTGGGCGCTACCCGCTCGCTCTTTTGCTGCCTGATAGATCTCATCATCAAGCGCGACTCGATATACCCAATCCTTGGTTATCTTTCCAAACAATGCAGGCGTGCCGCCAATATGGCCAGCGAAGGGCAGGTTGGTCATTTTGCCCAGCGCTTGGTAGAAGCGGTCAACAAATCGCTTTTCCCATTCGGCGGGTGATTCGAGAACAGCATATTTAATCGCCCTAAGGCGCTCCAGCTCTTCGCTCTTCTCTATAAAGCTGTCGACCAACCTTACTTGGCCGTCCTTAGACTTCTCCCCACCAATGTAGGGCATTGAGATCAAAAAACCGCGATGACTTAAAAGGATGCATGGCATCTCTTTATTTTGCTTTGATCTGTAGGATGACTCCTTGAAATCAAGGGCTCCTAAATGGCGACTAGCTATCAAATCCCTGATGCTTGTCAGGACGTTGTCATGCCGACGCCCAAATTCTTCAGAGACGGTTAAGCTAGAGACATACAGGTTGCCATCTACGTCGATTTTAATTAGGTCGTTCATTGCGTCTTTCCTTTTAGTAAAGAACCCTGTTGCCCAGAAACGTCAGCCCCTAGAGGGTCCGCCGACCGCTGCCGACGATTCTCCAGGGCTCTTTCTGAAAGGTTCTAGGGATGATCGCGCCGGGCATGGCGCATAAAAAAACCGCCTCAAGGGCGGTTAATGGTGGTTATGTGGTGATGCAGTACGTTAGCCAGCGAGGACCAACGTACTGCGGTTATGCCAAGCTCATCTATTCGGGCACTTGATGCTCCGTAATAGACACATGCCAGTTGTTGTTACACCCAAGCAGAGCATGGATGGTTACGGGGTTTTTGTAGCGCGGCAGTACCAGCGGGCTAGCCTTACCGTTGATGGTGTAGCCAGTAGCACAAGCCACTTCGAAGTTTTTACGGTACTCCCCGTTCTTACCATCACCGTAAAGCTCGAAGCGAATAGGTGCTATACCTCGAAGTTCGCGCAAGTCTTTGTTGTCGTTTAAATAAAGCCTGCTTGTTTTGCGAATGACCGTGGCATAGGTTTGCTGGTCGGGCAGCGGCGAGGCATATACGCCGTAGCTACTTTCGTCATCATTCGTGCTGCTAACTACGTCGCGCTGATGCGGCGGGTAAAACCACGTGCCGTTATAGGGGAAAGTGAACGGGTAGAATTTCCCTTGTTTGCCTTCTTGACCGTTCGGACGGAGCCACCCCATTGTTTGCAGGTTCTCAGGCCGAAGTCCGGTAGTTGCGTTGATTACCGAACCGTTTGTTGAGGAGCTGCTTTTCGTCTGGCACGTGTTGATGAAGTTCGCGATTGGTTCACCCTCGCAGTACAGGTGGCCCAAAACGGTGCCGTTATAAGCGTTTTGCGGCTCGTCACCAAACACGGCGGCTGTTGCGCAGTATTGGCTAGTAATGCCTTTGCCGTGGGGCGTGTACTGCTCAGACAACCAAACAGCGGGACCAGAACGCGTCGCAGTTACGGTGCCAAAGGTGGCTCGGGCGGTGTTGCCCGACTCGTTAAGACAGAGGCCGCCACCAAACACCAGACCAATTTCAACGCCTTGGTATTGATACTTATCGGGAATACGCGGGTAGACGGTGATGGTGCCTTTTTCATAGTCCACATCGGTGATCTTGTGGGCTTTCTTGAACCCTGTTTCATCCGTCGTGTAAGCAAGCCCCTTAGTTAAACGGTGCGCCTCAGAGGGGATGCGGGCCGGGTCAGCAACATGCATAACGGTGCGCTGGTGAATATTATTGCTCTCACGATTTTGAAATGAGGCAATCTTAACTAGGTACTCTCGATCACGTCGCGCATTAGCACCGGCATTTAGTGCAACAATGTTGCCCAGTTCCATCATGTTACTGTTAGGGCCACCGCCTGAGGTGTGGTACGCCGCCCAGCCTGAGCCGCCCTTAAAATCAATGTCACACAGCTTAGCAAGCCGGTTACCGGAAAGGCGCACACCGTTGACAGTATCGCGACCTACATTGAGGCTCGCTGTTTCTCCGCGCACGCCGCGCAGCACCATTTTTCCGGACCAATCCGCATTGGCGTTCGCAATAATGTGGACCATATCGTCCAGGCCAACGGTATCTGTTAACCAAAGATCGAAGTCGATACGTTTGCCAGCCTTCGTGATGACAAGCGTGCGGTCAATATTCCACTTGCCCGTTGCAGCTAGTCGGCAATGATTAGCTTTACCGGTACCTGCAAACGCAAAAAACCGCTCTAGCGTATCGCTATCAGAGTCACCTTCTTGCGCGAAGTCTTGAGGAATGTACGTGATTCCGTTAGTTGCTGGAATATTCATGTTCACCTCTCTTTTCGTGCATAAAAAAACCGCCTGATTAGGCGGCCTGGGTCTTGTTACTTTGCTTGCTGTCTTTCCATTTGAGCCAGCAATCGTCTAGCGCACATACGATAGCCACGGCCTCCTCTGGCTCTGCCGGAAGTCGCAATCGCTCAATCAGATCAAGTATCGAAAGAGGCCGTATCGGCAGTGGTGCGCCGTATGTGTATGGCCGCTCCCGCGCAACCAAATGGAAGGTGTTTAGCCAAAACTGGGTGCGCTCATCGGCCTCCGGCTTCTCCACTTGATTACCGAAACGTGCATTCAGAACAGTGACCGCCGCCGTTTTTCCTGACCACTTCAGGTCGTGATCAAGGACGGCTAGGGCTTTTTTTTCTGCTTCTCGGTGTATTCATTTTCAAAGCGCCTCATTTGCCGCGCTTTTCTGCGAACCGCATCGAATAACGGATCGTCGTTTAGAAGCAATATCGTAGCATTTTCAATAGAGTAGGGGATTGCTTGTCCATCTAGCTCCATGCCCTCCCAGTCCCGAAGAACCCCTTCAGCCCACTCTTGCGCGGCGCCTCGCAGGCGCTCCATGATCGGGATATCACCATCCGGGTATTTCTCCTTCTGCTCTTTGGTAATGCGCTCGCTAGCCTGCAGGTGGACAGGGTTTCCACTCTTGGCGATTTTGAAGCGACCTCCATTGATGTCCTCCCATTTGCCATCAGTCATCTTGGATTCGTCAAACCGTTTGAATTGATAAGCCATTATTTATTCCTCTCCGCTCCGCAATAAAAGTGGCGGCCGGGGCGCGGATGATTCCCCGGCCGCCGAACTGGTTAAGCTGCTGTTACTTCGTCTTCGCTGGGTGATTGAGCTGATTCAATCGAAGCGATGCGGGCCTGTGTTTGCGCGCCGCCCTGGGTGCGCGTGAAGCGCACCGAATAGCCCGCCTCAATGCTCTTGCGATACTGAGCGTCAAGCGTTGCCGTTACCGGGTCGCTGCCAGAAGGTGTGGGCAGCTCACCATTCAAGAACGTTTTGGCCGTCTCGATGCGGTAGGTAGTCGTGCCGTCGCTCATCGAGAAATCAGTGGTAATCGGCACGCGGGTTAGTGTGTGCTGCCATAGGTCGAAGCCATCGGCCGTAAAGGCGAATTCGATAGTGCCGGTGGCGTTCAGATCACCTATGACTTGGCGGCCAGCTGTCACGCGGCCGATACACCACTGGCTGGAGTAGCTGTTATCGAGACTGATGCTGTACTGGCTGACGCAGGTGCCATCTAACAGCTCGCCATCGATCAATACATCGCCGCCGTTAACCGCCGCCGTCATTACCGGCGTAGTAGTCGGATCGTTGAATGTATCGCCGCTCGGGTCGTAGGTGCCTTCGTAGCCAGTGCCGACGAAGTCGATAGAGCCAGTGATACGTGCGCCCGCCTCTACGGTCAGACCGAGCACGGACACGCGCATGCCGCTCATCAAGACGTGCTTGCCGATTCTTTGATACGACACCAGCACTTCAAACGCTTTGTCCAGCAGGCCGCCCGCGACGACTTGCCCGGTCGTGGCGTCCCAGTCGTTAGCACAAGCTGCCGCAATGAAGTCATCGAACGTCTGAGCGCTAAAGTTGAAGTTGATCGTGCCGCCAACCTCAGCCGAAAGCAGCACTTCATCGGTCTCTTCACGCTGCCCTAGCTGCTCGCCAGCGCCTTCTGTGCTTGGGGTAATAGTTGGGCCGCCATCAGTGCGGCGGAATATGTTCCACGGGCCATCCGAGCCATCCTCGCGGTATGCGATGCGGATAGTTGATCCTGAGTCTTGCATGTGTCACCTCTGGGCAATAAAAAACCCACTCAGAGGTGGGTTGTGTGGGTTTTCGGTTGTGGTTAGCAGCCAGCGTCGAAGTCAGTCACTACATTCCGTCGATACCAGTCATCTTCGGGCTCGACGTAGACGTTCGATGTCGCATGTGTGGTCAAGTGGCCCTCTTGCCAGAACTCGAAATGCTTGGCCAGCTGGTCAGCTAGGCGCGCGCATTGGAAAGCGGGGTTTACAGATGGCTCTCCAGGTAAAGGGATTTGGTTTCGAGGGTAATAAACTTCGATGGCTATAGAGCCTGGCACAAGCCGCCCTGGCTTATCGGCAATCTCTCCGGCCCTAGCCCGACTAAGCGTGATAACAAACCTCAACCAAGGCGCTCGCCTTACGCCATCTCGCGCCTCTTTAACGCTCTCAGGAATTATGGTGCCATCTAACCAGACCGGAATATCTCCAGGCCATTCGGCCATCTTTCTCTCAAGCACAAGCTGAATATCTGAGTAATCCATCGCTAACCACCGTATTTGGAGCGCAGGGCAGAGGCGGCCGTGCGGTAGACACCATTACCCGCTTGATCAGAGTGCCCATCTTCGATGCGAACGCCATACGGCAAATTGTTCTGCAAATAGACAATCGTGTAGGGCGCATTTTCGGTCAGCAGTTTGCGTATCTCGCGGTCGTAGGCCTGCTGGTCGATGCTTCCTTTGGGCGCAGTTGATCCAGAGACAAGCTCAAACGTCATGTCGCGATCACCAATTGAGATACGATGGTTAGAGCGATACGTACCCTGGTCAACTGGCGAGCCAAACTGAAGCAACTGCAAAGCCTCAGCCACAATCTGGTTGCGCAACTTAACGAACTCGTTTTCTACCTGGGGGATAAATGCCGATAGCGGGGTAGACCACCCGCCACGCCGCGCCATTACGTCCGCCTCAGGGCTAATACCCACTGGACGTCTGCCGGATCCGCTGAGACGCTCTTAACCGTCATGCCGTTAATCACGTCATCGACCTGCGGAATAGCTAGGTTGCCGGTAGGCTCGCCATCTACGACTTCGACTGTCTCGATTTTAAGGGCGGCTGATAGCTTGGTATCAGTGGCTAATATCCGGGTGCCGTCGATTTCTTCCTGCTTGAAAGAGCCGAAAACGCCGCGGCCTGTATAGCCGCTCGTGACAATCGGAGTTGTTCCGGTCACCGGGTCATATTCCCCGGCTGCCGTGGTACGCACGCACTCGAACGGCTTGATAGCGTCAGCTAGCTTGGTGTCATAGGCCTTTGCCAGCTTGCTATTGAGCTTGTCAGTGATACCCATATCACCCCCGAGCGAGCCTGAACTGGAATGAGTTACCCGACAGCCACTTGGAAAGCAGGTCGGTAACAAACGCCATATCGGCCAGTACAGGGCGCGAACCGTTAGCGTAAGTAGTCGATACAGATACCGTATCGGCTTTCACTGACTCACTAGCCACCACGCCCTCGCTATAGGCGTAGAGCGTGCCGTCTGCGGCCATCTTGGCGAGGTATGAGCCTGCCAAGGTGATCGTCTGTTGATCTTCGAGACTTAGCTTCTCGGGAATCTGGCGGGCAGTCAGCCAGGTATTGGCCATCTGCACCGCCAGCGGTTTAGCAGCAGGGTCGGCCCAGTCACTGCCGAGCGTTTCATTGACTTGTTCGACAGTGACATAGGCCATCGCCTTACTCCTCGGTTTTTTTCAGCTCGGCCAGTTTGGCTTCGAGGTTTTCGGTCTTGCTGTTAGCACCCGGGCGCTTGCCGTCGAGACGTTCGATTTCAGCGAACAGGTATTCCCGGCGCTGGTCTTCGGTGGTCTCGTTGTTCGGGTCATCAACACGCATGTTTTCGACCTTCTGCGGCTTCTCGGGGCGCAGGTCTTCGGGGTATTCGTAACCCTGGGGCTTAAAGCGCTCATCGAGGATGCGGTAGCCCTTGCGGCGCAGCTCGGCCTTGCGTTCTTTGCTGACCGGGTGCTTTTCGTAGACGATTTTGTCCTGTTCCATGTCACTCTCCAATCAAGGCGCCCGATGTGGGCGCCATAAGGGTTTAGGCTGCGCCGACGGCGAGCACACCAGCAGAATGCTTCACGTCAGAAACATCCATGTTCCAGTTCGCACCGGTGGCCAGCGCTGCATCAGAAGGGGACGCGCCACCGTTGCCGGTATCCCAGGAGTAGCCACGCAGGCCAATACCGAAGGAGTAGTCCACCTGCAGCGTGGTCTCGATGCGATCACGGCCGTTAGTGGTCTGGATGTTGGAGATGATGTCGCGACCGTCGTGAACACTAGCGCCACCCTGGACGAGCGACAGAACGCGGCGCTTCGCAGCGTCTTCGCCGCTAGCTGGCGTGTACAGTGCCGGGGCGTCGGTCACGACGACCAGCTTGCCGAGAATATCGACAACACGCACAGAGCCAGCGGAGAACAGCGCGTTCTCGTTGCGCAGGTTTTGACCGACAAAAGAGTGGTAAGAGCGGCCGGACATGATTTCAGCCACTAGGCGGCTAGAGTTGTCGCCGAACAGCGCGTGGCTCTCGTTGACGGTTTCGTAATCCAGCGGCGAATCACCGGAAACATCAACAGTGGTTGTTTCGCCCTGGTTGCCGATAGCAGCCACAAGCGCTGCAATGGTGGTATTGAGCTGGTCTTGTAGCATCGCTTCAGCGAATGCACGGCTCGCGACCTCGACACCTTCACGGGTCGGCTTGCGTAGCCAGGTCATCTGAGATGGCTCATAGCGCACTGGGCCGAAGCCACCAGCTACCTTGACCGTGTTGTGCTCAAGCTGGGTAAGGTCGACGGATGCGACCTCGTTATTGGGACCAAAGCGGCCAACACGGCGACGCGCTGCCACCAGGCTCTGGTAGAAGCTGGTTTGCAGGAAGTTGCCGTCAAAGCCGTCAGTGGTCAGCAGAATCGCGCCGCCACTGGCTTCGTTGAACTTCTCCACTTCCTGCGCCAGGGTCTCGATGGTCGCGGGCATGAAGTACTGGTTAAACACTTCCATATCTGAGAGTGCCATGGTCTTTCCTTATTAGCTGAGAATGCCCGGATGGGCTGGGTTTACGTGGTGTGGTGGGGCATCCGCCCCGTTGCGCTGCTCCCATCCGGGATTACAGCCAGGAGCCGCCTTAACGCTCGGGCAGCTCTGGAAAGCGTGAGCCAATTGCCGCGGTACGCTCTTCGCGTGAACCGCCGAAATTGCCCTTGTTAGCCGGTGGTCGGCCGCCGCCGTTATTCGGCGCGCCGCCACCGTTTGCATCGGATGCTTTCAGGATTGAGTCTTTGTGCGGGTAGTTGTCGACCAGGATTTCCAGCGCTTCGTCAAAATCTGCCAGCTCGCCCATCCGGGTTTTGCTGTAGATCGGCTGACCGTCGTTGCCATAGGCCACGCGCTTGCCGTCTTCGACTTTGAAGTTTTTGCCGAATGTGGCCTGTACCATGTCGCTGGGAACGGCAATCTTGTCGTTGACGAACTTGGAGTTGGCAAAGCCGCCACCAATCAGCTCTTTATGCAGCTGCTGGGTTAGCTCGCCGGTCTGCGTTTCGTATTGCTGAAGCGCCGTGTTGAGCTGTTTGATCTGCCCCTGGTAGCGTTCCTCAACTGACTTCTCGACAGCCTGCTTCACTTCTTCGAGTTTGTCGTTCTTGATCAGGTTGCCGGCGTCCACGTCCTTCATGGTTTCGATGGCCTTGAGCGCGGCGACAGGGTCTTCAATGCCTTCGAACTGCTTCAGGCTCGTCTCTGCAGCCTCAGCGCGCTCGCGATGGCTCTTGGCCTCGCCATTCAGGCGGGAAATGGTCGCCGTGGTTTGCGCGGCATCAAACGCCATTTCGCTACCATCATCTTTGACATAGACCGGCTTGCCGTCTTGCAGTACTGCATGGCCCTGGTCATCTAGCTTCAGTTTCATTGCTACTCACTCCTGTGCGGCATCCGCCGCGCTGCGCCTGTGGCATCCGCCGAGCAGGCATAAAAAAGCCCCGCTTGAAAAAGCAGGGCTGTTGGTAATTGGGTGAAAAAAAGCCCGCTCGGTGGCGGGCTAGGTATTAGATGTATCTTACGTCGCAGGACCAGAGCATATAGCGACTCAATATCGACAGAATGTGGTCGTTTGTAAGCATATCCGTGTCGGGCGCAATGAGGATGTTATGTGCCTCTCTGGCTCGCTCTGTGCGTACAAGTTTACAGCAGCCTACAAGCGCAGATTCCAAGCTGCATCCCCATATCATTTCGGGGTAGCACGGATATCTGGAATCAAAAAGATAGGCCTTGATATTAGTGGCTGATAGCTGCTCTAGCTGTATCACGAAGGATGCAACGGGATGGTTGATGCGTATTATTTGTAATGGTGTCATTAGTTAATACCTCGATTAGTTGTCGCAGGCTTATGCCTGGTTAAATATTTATCAATCGAGGAAATTAAATGCCGATTTTGACGTATTTTTACGCCCTTTTTTGGCCCAGACACCAAAACGCCCCGGCAAAGACCAGGGCGTGGAATAGATTCGAGCGGCTCTGAAAGACGCAATAACCACACGTAGCTGAAAACGTACCTTAAACTGTCACCATTATCAAGCCATCAGTCATTCAAGCCGCCAAGCCTTTTCTGCAGCGCCATGCTCATCTCCCAGTGCACCCGAGTAGCAATGAGATCTGAAAGGGTAGCAACGCCTGCTTGCTGTTTCTGCCAGGCTTGCCACCACTGCTGAAAGTACGGGTTGGCGGGTTCCATCAGCTAATATTACCCCGCATCTCCGAACACTTCTCTGAAATCCTTCGCGTAGCGCTGCCGAAGCTCTGCTATTGAATACTTCGTTCCGTCTGCTCGCACCATTTGGCGAATATCGAGCTTGCCTTCCTTGAACAGCCGGTACCGCGTATCACCGAAGTACTCTCGGGCGAAGGCTGAATTATCTGGACGCTTTAGAAACTCGTTCATCGACGTTGAGGCGCGGACTTGGCCGATCATGCCCTCAGGTCGGTCATTCTTGCGTATGCGCTGGATGGGCTCAAAGGCTTTGACGTATGGGCGGTTACCGGCGATTTTGCCGCCGAAGTAGGGCGCATATCGGCTTCGCTCTCCCCAGTGCAGGGGAAGGCGCGGCCGGCTGTTATCGCTGCGCTTAAACACGCGGGAATCGTAGCTTGAGCAGATAAAAGTCGTGCGGCCATCCAGGGTGGCGATAAACACTAGCTCATCAACGCCCAGTGCGTCGTAGACTTCCTCCTCAGCGATTGACGCTATATGACTGCGACCCGTCCTCACAATCGAATTCAGGTTATTGCGCGTCGTTTTCAGCTCGCCATCGGTATAATTCATGCTCTTGGTGCCGCGCAGAGCGCGAACGATTTCGGCGTTTGTCTGGCCTTGCGTCACGCCGTTACGAATGGTCGTGTAAACCCGATAGCGCGTCTTCGTGCTTTCCTCGCGAAGCGCGTCATCGAGAAACACGCCCATCACTGGCTGGGCCATTGCCTGCCGATAGACAGCCGCCGCCGTTACGCCAATTTTAGGCACATCCTCCAGCGCTTCACGCATCAGGTCAGACACAAAGTCTATCTCGGCCTGTGCGAACTCCTTGGCGCCTTCCTGCCATGTTGAGCTGATGGCTAGGCCCAGATCATCAGACCATGCAGCGATGAAGCTGATCACACTCTGCACGCGGGTCGGCAGCTTATCGACCTTAGTGCCCGGACGATAACGCATCAGCGCCGTTAGCTCGCCCTGATTGAGATTGTCGAGCCGCTCTTGCAGCTCTGGACCCAACGCGGCGCCGGCAGCCTCAACGACCTTGGTCATTTCCGCCGTCATGCCTCGCGTGTTGCGCTCAACGGCCAGCGAATGACGCAGGATGGAGTCAAACACCAATTGCTGAGCGCGGTCGCGGTTTTCTTCAAACGTGGCCATGGCACTTACTCAGTGGGCGGCGCTGATTCAATCCGGGCCGACTCTTCGCCCCAGTCGCGCTCTGGAATTTTGCCAGTACGTAGATATTCCCAGAGCGTTTCTTGGCTGGTTACCCGAGAGCCCATTGCCATGATGAGCTGCTGAAGCAATCCAGCCTCTGGCCGGTTGTTCTGCGCCTTGAGACGATCAAGCTCAACTTCCCACTCAAGATCATCAGCCAGGCCGCGGCGGCGCTGCACTTCTCTGAACAGCGTTTCAGCAGACAGGAAGCCCTTATCGGCCATATCGCGCAACAAGGGCAGGGTGATCTCAGGCGCAGTATCAACATCAAAGTTGCCGTTGACCTGCACATAACCGCCAGACGTTTCACCCTGATAATCCGCGAAGAATTGCAGCAGCTGGTCGATAGCATCCTCAAACGAGTTAGCCATTGTCTCCAGCGGCGAAAGCTCCTGCGCGGCTTCCTCATTGGCCTGCGCGGCGGTCTTGACCGCCTGTTTTTCCTTCTGAAGAAGCTTAGCCCCCGCCATCCGCATTTCATCGATCAGGTCTTGCAGATCCTGGCGGCCGGCTTCGATGGATTTACCGGTGTGCTCGACAAACTTGAGGTCGGCATTCTCGCCATTAATCCGAGTTGCTGTCGATGCACCGATGGTCATTTCCCACGGCACCGCATTGCCTTGGGCATCCTGTCCATCCTCTGCATTGATTGCAGCCAGGATAGGCACCCGGGCAATGTGCAGGATGTTGCGCTGGTCGCTCTGTGACTGCCAATGCGTGATATTGAGGTGCGCAAGCTCAAGCAGGGGCGGCGATGAAGTCATAAAGCCGGTGCGCTTGGTATAGAACGTCACCAGCGGGATGCGACTCAGGCTTGTTGTACCTTCGTCGTGTAGCTCCCATGCGCCTTTGCGGCTCTTTTCCGCGCTCTTGCGAAATACACGCCAGCGACCAATTTCAAGCGCCCGGATTTGCTGAATAATCGCTACGCCAAACTCACCGTCATCGACCTCGACGTTTTCCATGTAGCGGAACTGGGTCAGGCGTGGAGCGCCGGCGCTATAGTCAGTCTTCCAGCCGAGCACTTGCTGCGGTTCAACGATGACAGCATAAGGGCGTAATCCGGCGGCACGCTCTTGCGCTCGAGTGCGAACACCCTCTGGCTTTGTCGGGTATTCAGCCAGCGCATGGCACATACCATAGGCCAGCGACTTCTTAAACCAGTCAGTCGCCCATACAGCCAGGTTATTACCCTGCAGGTCGATATCGTCAGTTTGGGCCCGGATGCTTTCGGGCATTTCCTCGCCAAGCCCAATCGGGTCAGCAAATACGCGCCCGGTCATGTTCTCGACCGTTTCGCTAAAAGCAGGAAGCAAGGTAGAGAGCTTTAACCGATCCTGATAGGCGTCATCTTCCTCTTTCGGCCACTTCGGCAAGAACCGCTCGCCAGCCTTTCGCATTGCATCCGTGCCGCCCATGAGCGCGTCAACAATGTCCCACTTCTCTTGCATCTCGCCGATCACGTCGAGTTGGATAGAAGGGCAATCGCTCATAGTTAAAGTCTCAATTGGGTTACAGATGAAGCCCGTGGCTTATTAATCGGGAACATGCGATGAATGAAGTACCCGGCAGCGTCCGGCGCGTGGTCGAGGCCCTGCGTCTTATCCGGCGCGCCGTGCTTGTCATACGCCTGCTGCTCAAGGCATGCGGTATATTCAGGGCAGCGTTTCACGTTGACTCGGTACTTTCGCTCACCTTTGGAATTGCTGAACGCGGCGCACATAGTCAGAACACGGTCACGCACGCTCGGGTTGGCGTTATCTACCTGTACGGCGAAACCAGCTTGGCGCAGCAAGGCCAGGTCATTGATTGACGCATCGACAGTCTTTCGACCTTTACCCGAAGCGTCGGGGTAAACCGTGATGCGGTGGTCAGGGTAGCGGTCTTTCAGCAGGTCGATTAGGGCCGGGGTATCAAGCACGCCAGTTAGCTCGCCTACGGCCACCGGGTCGCCATCACGGATAACGTGAACCACTGCAGACATGTTCTGTACGTTGAAATCGACACCGACGTGAAGGTGCTCACCACGCTGCTGCACGATATCGCTGTTATTAAGGTCACGGCTAAACGTGTGATATACCGTCCCGCTCGTCAGGTTGACGAACTCGCCCATCAGATAGGCTTGCAGCTGTGCTTCTGGGTATATATCCCGCAAAGAGGCAATGTAGCCATCTGGCAAATGCGGGTTTGATTCGGTCGGCGCTTGAATGATGCGGTAACCAGGGCCAGGGTTCTGCTTCCACGTCTGGTAGACAAACCGGAAGCCTTCCGGCGTGGTGGTGACGCCTACCGTGTTAGGCTTTCCGTCCGGTTTCTTTTGGCGGTTACGCGACAAAATGCGGCGCCACACCTCGGAAGCATCAGCGGCCTTTAGCGTATCCAGTTCATCCACGTCAGCATCGGCATGCTCATAACCAATAATGCGCGCAGGAGTATCCATGGAGCGGAAGAAGATTTTCCCGTAACCATGAATATCGATGTAGTTGAGCGGCGTCTTGTAGAGCTTGTACGGAATATCTAGCCGGGTCAGCACTTCCTCAAAGCGAGGGAAGGCGATCATGCGAACCAGGTCGTAGGTAGGTTCGTAGAATCCGCGATTCATAGTCGGATAGGCCAGCTTGCCTATGATGCTGCGTAAAACCGCCGCTTCCGTCTTTCCTGCCCCAAAACCTGCCACCATTGCCGGGAACCTATCCTCTGCCATCATGTAATCGTACTGAGGGCAAGAAGGCTCAATCTGCGGCATGCGGGTTAACTACCTGTACGTGGATGGGCCGGTTGCGATCACCAATACCTTGGTCAGTGAACATGCCCAAGTGCTTAGCAATCTTCTCAAGGGCGCTGTTTTTGTCCCATAACCGTATCTTGTGAACGTGCTCGACCTCGGGACGGCCTTCGTCATCAACTTCACCAGAAGGGCGGACAATAACCTCAATAGACGAGACGGCGGCACCCATGGCATCGGACCACTCATCTGGACGCTTAATGTGGCCAGTCTCGGTAAACACGTCACGCAGGTCAGCGAAGCCTAATCGGGCCAGCTCTTTCAGCACACGATCCTGGGTAATTTCAGTGCGCTTTTCGCGATCTTTCATGCGCTCAGAAATCAAACGGGCAATTTCAGGTTTTTTCAGGAGATCATGACCGGTTCTACCTGCCGTCTTCGCGCTGTATCCGGCTCGTGTAGCAGCTTGAGTCACGTTCAGGTCAATCAAATACTCATCGACGAATCGAGACTGCTTCGGGGTCAGTTCGACCGCCTTGGTAGCAGCCTTAGTCGTCATAGGTGTTCTCACTCATCTAAAGGCTTTGGCTTTCCGCCATTACCCCAGCCGAATACTGTTTGAAAGGGGCGAATCGATACCGCGTAACTCCATAAGCCCTGAGCCCATTCGCCGATAGCTTTGCACTTGGCCTTGTTCTCTCCATAGCTGACTACTGACACAGTGCCATCACGCTCTACGGTCAGCACAACGACAGCCTGCAAGTCACGCTGATTGGCAATGGCCTTTGCGTCGCTAATGGCGAAACGAGGCCGCCGGGGCTTATCGACAGCCTCGTTGGCAGCCTTAGTCATATCGTTACCTGTTTATTCAATGATTGGTGCTACGCTGAAATCTTTCATTTCCAATGGTGGCGGCTATGAAAGTACGGTATGAGACAGCTGATCTTGATGGCTCAATAGAAGTTGACGCACTACCCCAGAGCGGGCAGGAAATCGAGATCGAGGGAAAGCCTTACAAAGTGGCGTACGTTTTAGCGAAAGTGGACGGCGATATAGAAGCGGTTTTAATGCTTGAAGGTGAGGAGCCTCCACCACCTGAAGACTGGCTCTAAATATCACATTAGAGAGCGTCCTAACGTCCCTGTCGGGGCGCTCACTGATACGCGCTAGCTACTGCCATTCGGTCCCTAAGTGGCATTGCCAACTTGCTCATAAGCATGTTTCTTGTCGCGCTGAATAATTTCAGTACATCCCTGCTGACCATAAAAACATTCATCAGGCATTCCATCTGAGCTATGGCCGCAACAATCAGCACAGATCCAGCCGCATTCGCCCCTAGCGGCTTCATTAGTCCATTTGATCATTGGCTCGCGCATAACGTCGTTGATCTTTTCTGCTAGATCATCTTCATTCTGGTATTCAATTACCGGGCCAACTACTAACTCGAATCCATTGCTCATGACTCCACCTTCCAGCCTTGGCGCTCGCAGTGATTAGTTATGATCTCTTGCAACTGCGCATCAATGCCGAACCGCTCGCAGGCTGCCTTTAGGTTGATAGATGATTCCTCGCCACGCTCAGAAGCTGCCTTCCAGTCACAGACCATTTCGAGAACGTCGAACAAGTCCATGCCGTTGACGCCGTTTTCGTAATGTTCTGGGTGATGGCTGTTGCGGGCGTAGTGATGCTCAAGCATCGGTTTAAGCATTTGGCGGCGCCGCTCGTATTCATCGGAGCCGAAAGCAGCCTGGCCTTCGCGCTCGATTAAATCGTCGATCTCTGCCAGTGGACCAAGCTCGGCATTAGTCAGCTTTGATTGATCGTGCGCAGCACCACGGCGGATGAACTCAATAGCGCATTCGCCTACCAGCTCATTAACACGGCGAATATGGCGAAGTGTTTTCTCAGCGCTGTTCATTGCATAGCTCCTCAAGCATCGCACTCTGCTCATCGGCATAAGCCCATAGCGCGTTGATGTACGTTTCGACGTCACGGTATAGGCTGTCGCCTACCACGTCCCATAAGCCGCCGCGATCTATATTGGGAAGCACAGGAGAGGGCGGTGGCGTGCATTGGGGCGTGACGTGTACATACTCGACTGTCGAGCAGCTAGCGACGGAAAGAGCCAGTGGGCCTATCAGTAGCAGGACGGTTATCGGCTTCACGTTGTGTCTCCGCTGATTCTTTGCGGGCCTTGGCCCCTGCGTCGTTAATGCGCTGCTCTATCTCACGTGCGGCTCTCTCATGCGATGCTGCACGATTTGCGTCATCCGCTTTCTTGCGTGCCGTGTTGCGTTGCTTGAGCAGTACGCCGATAGCGCCTGTCAGCATGACAACTAACGCGATAATGGCTTCAAGCATTGGACTGCCTCTTTTCCGCTAACTCGGCCTTGAGCTTGGGCTGCTCGATGTTGCGCAGAATGAATGCCCCTGTTGATAGCACTGCCCCGCCGATCATGAACCAGCGATCAGGCACAATGCCGTTCCAGAACGGGAGCAGGCCTTGCAAGATGGTGATGGCAGACAGAAGGGCGGCTTGGTTAGACCAGAGCCGATGCCAGACAGGCGCGTCATCAGATAACTTCATCACTCTCTCCGAAGTATGCTCGCGTGGCACTGATTACGCTGGGCCTCGAATGTGCCCGCCTTAGCGGCTTCGTGTTGCCATCCGCCTAGAATTATGGCGTTGGCAGCCATTAACCCGGCGATCATTTCGGCCTGACTTGCAATACGCTGCTGATATAGCTCTGCTTGCTCCATACGTCGTTCATATGACGCCGACCACCCTGAGGCAAGGGAGGTGCAAGCCACGAGCAGCAGCGCGACAATCCAAAGCGGTACCGGATAGCTCTTCACCAGCCGTTTCATCGGTTCCCCTTGATCGCATCAGCGACCGCTTTAAGGAAAGCGCTTAAGCCCATCTGATGGACACGCTCTTGAATGCCATGGACGCCCATAAGGGCCATGCCTGCACCAATCCCCATCGCCACCTCATCGGGCATCTGATACTCACCTCCGAATGGAATAGAGGAGGACCAGATAATCAGTTTGATCGTGCAAAAGGCGATAACAGCACACGTCAGCGCCGTAGTTCGGTTTCCAATTAGCCATGAAAGGATGAACGCGGGCGCAGCAGCGGCGAAGCGCGGATCAGAAAAGATCGATGAGGCAATTGCCCACAATTGCACTAGTAAGTCGTGCATGAGCGACCCCCTATTTTCCCTGGCCGCTTGGTTCCTTCAACAGGGTGTACGCACTGAGTACAACAATCTGATAGAGGGTTTGAACGAGCATTCCGCCTGCCGCGCGAAATTCAGGCTCGATGATCTGGCTAACAGTGCCCAGTCGCCATGTCACCATTCCGCAAGAAACTCCAGCGATAGAAAGACAGATGAAGCGACGGATGCCGTATGACTCAGGCTTGGCGAATTGCCGTCCATACAACACTGCCGTTAGCGCAGCGAGCGGTATTTGAATGAGTGCAAAAGTGGAGTCGAGAGTCATAAGCGCTTATCTACTTCGTCGTACCAGTGATTTGGCGCATCAGGCATAACCGGGCTTTCGAATAGCTCGCGCTCTTCTTTCCGGCGACGCACCAGCCCCGCCCAGGGCTTGCCACCTGCATTGATCCAGCGGTCAAACTCAGCGGCTGCTCCGTCATAGTCGCGGGCATTCAGCTTGCGGAGCAGGGTAGAACGCTCAAGGGCGCCGCGACCCAGGTTGAAAGCGAAGCTCACCAGGGCATCGAACTGGTTTTGATTGAGCGGTGCAGTGACCAGATCGTTAACCGCTTGCTCGAATGAAGCCACGTCGCGGCGCAGAATGTCTTCGGCCTCAGCTTTCGTAATCGTCATGCCTGGCTTAACGGTGCCGGTGTGGCCATAGCCAATGGTCAATACGCCCACCACGTCCTGATACGCAGACAGGCGCAGACCTTCATGGCTCTTGATCAGATCAAGTCCAGTCGGTGATAGGCGCATTGGAACCTCAGAATAAAAAGCCGCAGGGAAGCGCGGCGAATCCTCGGGCGAGGATGGGAAAGGGTGGGCCGACCGGCAGGGGCGATATGTGGTTGCCGTTTTTTAAGTCCGGTGGCCCGAACGCAAAAAGCCCGCCTTTTGGGGGCGGGCCTTGAAATATGTGCTGGTTAAGCGTAGCTGTGACAGCTTGAATATTATTCTACGGTATCCACTCGGTTTTGCAAATCTTTTTTAGGCAAGCCATGCCTGTGAGTAAAACCCTTTTCTAACCTGGCGTTTCTAGCCGCTTTGCCAGCCTCATGAAGGTCTTTAAAGCGACCAATGTAAATATCCTTGCCTTCGCACTTAAGTCTGACTAAATAACGCCCACCTTTAACCGCTATTACTCCGTTGTAGCCCGACGTATTGTTCTTATTCATAGCTGAGTTACGGGCGTTGTTGCAGCCAGTACCGTCACGCAGGTTTGAGAATGCGTTATTTAGACCATCTCCATCCAGGTGATCTATTTCATCAGGCGGCTCTTGCCCAGTCTCAAGCTTCCAAGCTACGCGGTGAGCAAATACGCTCTCCGATGGTTTGTCAGAGTATTCAACAGTAACAATACGATATCTTGTGCCAGTTGAGGCCGTGATCACGCGACCAGCCTCCGTATTTAGTAGCCGCTTTCTGTTCTTCTTCTTTCGATACTGCAATATCCCTGTTTCAGGGTCGTATATAAACTGGGTTCTGAGATCTACAAACGACGGAAGCGGTTTTCTATCAATCATATGCCCACCTCAAGCAGCCTTATTGACTTCTTTCTGCTCAATCCATACTTGCAGTAACCGGCGAGCCTTGAATGCGCAATCCTGCAGCGCTTTAACTGTGTGGAAAGGTCTAACCGCAGTAGGCGGCTTGTATATCTCCATTTCCTCTTTGCTCATTGCAGCCACTTCTTCGCAAAGCCCCTTCAACTCCTCGCAATCAGGAAGCGCGGTTTTTGCGCGAAACCCAATGCGACGAAGCAGCAGGTCTTGCCTCTCTATCATTTGCCGCGCTGTAACCATGAAGTCGCTATCACCCATCTTTTCGGGGCGAATGCGGGCGGCCTGAAGAAGCATTGCTGCAGCCTGACGCCTGGGCAGCCTATCCAGTAGCGCGGCACAGGCGCGATGCCATGCGCTCTCTGGGTGGTATCGCATGGCCGCAATCATGGCTTGATCTGACCGACCGCCTCCGCCCATTACTTCGCCTGCCATGGCCGCAACGCTAAAGGGCTGGTAGCCAATATTCTCGTGGCGCATATCTAGCTGTAGCTCAAGCATGGTGTCGATGATGCGCTTAACTGCCGCGTCTCTTGCCACATCGCTCCGTACAGCAGCTTCAACCACTGCCCATGGATTAGATACGTTTAACCAATCGTCGTATGTCATGCCTTCACCTCGCTACGCAGCCACTCATGCAGCCCAGGGCTTGCGGAAACCACCTTCAGTTCAGAATCTTTGCTTTCACCAACGGTTGGGCCGAAAATCTCGAACATAAGGCCGTGATCGTCAGTAACGACGATAAGTTTTTCGCCTTTGCGAGCTAGTTCCTGAAAGCCATTCCAGCGCGACACTTCCTGCCAGCCTTCCTTCATCACGCCGCCGATCTCGATGTCGTAGAAACGCTCTGTTCTGACTGTCGCTTTCATGCTGCCCCCTTGTGCCGTTCCGCGATGCGCCGCGCTTGGTTGCCGTTCTCTGCGCTGCCGATTTCGTTGCCGCCTTGGTAGATCAGAAATAGATCAACGCCGCCGCAGGTGAACTTGGTTATCTGATAGCGGCCGCAGTCACTGATAATCACGTCCCGTATTACCTTCTTGGTTACCGGGTCACGCTTTACTGCCCACTTCACTCGAACACCTCCTCAATCTGCACCAAGCACCCGCCGCCTTTCGTGTTATCACTGCGAATAATGGTCAGCTGGTCTATCTGCTCATCATCTGCCCACACCTGGGCATGAGTGAGGGCGTCTAGCAGGGCTTTCCCGCCGTAGTTATCAATGTCGCGCTTGCGGCGATCCGGCGGGTAGAGCGTCACGCGCACTGACAGGCGCCCCCGTAAGGGCGCGTCGTCGTATTGCTGGCCAACCAATTCGCCCACTAGGCGCCGAAACTCGCGGCCTTTGCGTGATAGCAGCGTGCGGCCTTTGAGATTTCGCCACACGGTATTGGTAGAAGGCGGAAAGGGAAGTGTTAACTCGATCATTAGTCACCTTCTACCAAGTGGTGGCGGTCGGCGATTAGCTCATCAGCAAGGGCATAGGCGGCTTCGAACAGCTCTTTGGCGATGGCCTTTGCTATAGCATCCTCGCCCTCTACCTCGGGCTTGTTGATATAAGAATCTCGGGCGGCCTTCGCCTTAGCCAGTCGCTGCCCGGCCTTACTGCTGATCATGATCATAAAATCCGCTCCCTCGGCTCGCCGTGTTCGTCTACGTCCCGCACGACTTTGTAAACGCACCCCACGAAAGCTGCGATACCCGCTATCCAGATGATCATTGGCCCACCTCCAGCGCTGCTATCAGATCAGGGCGAAAGCCGCTCCAGTGCTGCTCGCCATTAACCACCACCGGCATTTCGCGATAGCCCAGCGCCTCTACGTTGGCGAATGCATTGGCGTCCCACGTCACATCGCGCTCCACGTACTTAACGCCCATCTGATTTAGCTTGGCCTTGGTCATCTTGCAGGGCTTGCAGCCCGGCTTTGAATAAACTGTGATCATGGCTTCTTCTCCTCTGATCGTTTGCGCAATTCAGCATTAAGAGACGGCGTGCAAAGAGCCGTGATCCCGCCGACGGAAATGATCAGTAGCGCTAAAAATAGCCATGTCATTGAATACGCTCCCGTGGCTCGCCGTTCTCGTCAAGATCATTCAGCAGGTAGATAACGGCGCCGATGAAGGCGGTTGCTCCGGCAATGCAAATTAGGATGGTCATTGGGCTTTCTCCCGTAGTGCCAGCTCAAGGCGGAATAGGTCGCAGCACAGCTTGTGCGCCAAGTGGTGTTCGCCGGTTTCGGCGTCGTGTTGCTCGCCTTTAGCCAGGGCTAGCTCATGGCGGGTACCAGCGGCCATATAACGGCGCTCAGCGTTCTCAACGTGCTGCCAGTTACCATCGGCATACTTGGCGGCGCCAAAGGTCAGTACGCGGGCTACGGCTTCCAGTGCTAGCGGCATATCGCCTAGCAGTAGGTCGAAGCGGGGCTTTTCGGTGTCGAATTTCATACCGGTAGGCTCGGGCATGTTCATAGCGCACCCTCCCGTAAGGCGGCATCCAGTGTTCTCGCCACCCATTCCCACTGTCGTTCCCATAGCTCTGGCGTGCGGTGTATCTCGTCGTGATGCTGTCGGCAAACGGGCATAACCATTGAGTCGGGCGCAGTCATGCCGCCGCCGCTCATATGCCCAATGCCCTTGAGGTGGTGCGGGTCATCGGCAGGAGCGCCGCACATTACGCACGGCTGCTGCTTTACCCAGTCCAGATATTTGCGGTTACGGTAGGGCTTTTGCTTGAGCATCATGCGCATTCCTTGTATTCGCCCGGGTTGATGCCTTTCAGGCTCGGATCAGTCAGCCGGAAGCCCAGCGACGTAAAGTGCTGCCAGCACGCATCCAGAAACTCGGCTTTCTGCTTGGTGTTCATGCCCCGGGTTACCGCGAAGTCAAAAGGTAGCTGCATGAGTTGTAGCTTTTGCTCATACGGCAGGGGAGCCACGACACGCTCAAACGCGGCGCGGTACTCGTTGCTATCACGGCACAGGATCGGTACGCCAAAATGCAGCTTGGTGAAGCCGCGATACTCCTCGGCAGTCATGTCGCCCTGGGCTGCGGCCTCTTTGCACCACTTGCCATGCAGCTTGTCCTGCTCATGCGTTTTCTTCGGCTGGTACTTGCGCACGATGATTTCGATCTTTCCCCAGGCCTGGATGGCCTGGGTTAGAACGGATGGCATGCGCCCAATAGCGGCGAGCGCTTCGGTTAGGTTCGATGCACGGCTAACGAACGGCTTGGCTTGCTTACCCATGCTCCACCTCCCGATCTTGCTCGGTCGCGTCGGCGCTGGCGTCGTAGTCGTCGATGCGGCGCAACTTGGCCGGAAGGTACACGCCACAGCCGTCGCTAAACTCAACTGCCCAGCCGCTTAGGCCTGATGTGTTGTCATACCAGCCATTGCTCGTTTTAAAAGATTCGCCGTCGCTTACCCACGCTATGGCAGTGCAGGTCTCGCCAACTGCAGATGGGTCGCCGCCAACCACCAAACACAGGCATCCCGGCTCAATAGGCTTCATGCCTCCACCTCCCGCTGCGCTTTCAGCTGCGCCCGGCCGCGCTCTACTTCGCTACGGGTGCAATTCCATTTGTGCATGTTCTGGGCAATCGATAGCCGGTTTAGGTCAGCGACAAACTCAGGGTTATTGCGGTGGCTAAACTTGCGATTTGGGCGCTTTAGGCCCAAGTAATACGCTTTCTGGCTCACGCAGCTAATCGTGCGCTCCAGCTTTTCAGCGATAGCCTGGACCGACCATTTTTTGCTTGTGTACGTCTCGCGCAGGAACGTGAGTTCGTATTCTTCCCAGTGCTCATACTTAGCTTGCATGACGCACCCCCATGAACGCGGTGAGACGGTCCATAAATCCGGGCTTCGCGATCTGCTGGAGGTCGTGAGACGTGTAGTAACGGGCGCCGTCGCTGGTCATGCACCGGAAAGTCCCATTGCCTAGGTCATCAATCGGCTTAATGCCGCGAAGGGCTAGCAGGGTTAGCTCGTATTTGGTGAGAGTCATAACGCACCTCGCTTGCCGTCTTCGCTTTGCTTAACCAGCTTGAAGCGTTCAGCGCAGCCAAAGAGGTCATATGGTCCGAGCGGCTGAATTTGATGGCCATCAAGGTGTAATCGGAGAATGCAGGCCGCAATCTGGCAGCCTGAAATATCAATCCCGTCATATTGCAGGTAGCTATCAATCGTATCGATCGTATGCGCCTCGCCATCTCCTAGAATCTCCAGCACCACAGCGCACTCAGGGGCTCCCGGTATAGCCGCCTCCACATCGATATGTCCCTCAAGGCTTTTATCGCCAACAGAGTTCAATGACTTGTACTGCTCCATGGATTCGTGAATATTCATGCAGCACCTCGCTTTCGCTCATACGCCTGCTCGATCAGCTCCTGGCGGCGAATCTCCTCCTGACGGCGGCGCTCATCTTCGGCCTCAGTCTTGGCGCGTCCGTCATCACTCAGCAGCGAACGAAGGTGTTTAATGTTCGCCTGGGCGCGCTCTTTTACTTCGGGATCAAGTTCATCATCGGGATTTTTGAAGCCGTGAGGCGCGGGCAGTAGATGCTGCACTTCTGGTGCTTCAAGGCGGCCCAGTTTAATAGCCTCGCTGATTGCGTCCTGGCGACGTTCTGGCGAATAGCCCAGCGATACTTGCCACTTAGGCTTGCGGCCTTCGGCTTTTGCTTTGGCGATCTCGCGGTCATATGCACCGATAAACGCCATGCGGGCGCCTACCTTGTCGCCCAAATCCAGCACCGGCCGGGCAACACCCATGGCGGCGGCCACCTCCTCAGTCCAAACGATGGTGTCAAGGTCATCCTGGCCGCTTAGGGCGAGCGCCCAGGCTTCATTGGCAGACAGGAAAGCGTCAGCACTCGGCATACGCTCAAGAATTGCGGCCAGGGTTAGGCGGCCGGTTAGCTCAGAACGGCAGCGCGCTAGTGACTGCTCAATTTCTGCACGCGGATATTGGCGAAGGTCACGAATCATCAGCGAGGCAGCAGCGGGCTTGATTTCGCTACCCAGCACTTCGGCAGTGGCGTAAAGCTGTTCAAGCAGCTGTTCGGCATCGATCTTGGTCAACATCAGTCGTCTCCCCAGCCGCTAGCCAGCAGGCGCTTGGCTTCGTCAACGTTGCTCAGGTTGGATTGCGTCGAATCCATCTGGCGGGCGCGTGTTTGCGTCATCTGGCTGCCGGTCTGCATCTGCGTGGCAATGGCTTCGCAGTCAGCCAGGAGTGAGCCAACAGGGTGGTGTTTGTTCACGTAGAACTGGTTGTTCATACTCAGGTAGTACGCAGCCACAGCAGGGGCGAGGTCTTTACCAACACGGTCAACAAGCTGGCCCATTTGCCCGGCTGTCTTCTGGTTCCAGATGGGGTACACGGTGTAGCGGCGACGGTAAGTTATTGCGTAGTTGGCCCATGCCTTGAAGGTTTTGGCATCAGGGTCTTTAGGGCCGGGCATGTCTTTAGGGATTGCACAGCGCGGTTTGTCAGCAGAACGAATAGCGACCACATTCCCGGCAGCGACCGGCGCTTCAGCGTCGGGTGCAACAGGTTCACTGGAAGGTTCATTGACTGATTCAAAAGAGTGACTGATTCCGGGTGCAGATTCTTCACTACCCCCTAGTGCAGAATTTTCACTACCTAGTGCAGATTCTTCACCCTCTAGTGCATCCTGTTCACCCTCTACCTTTAGGGGTGCAGAAATTTCACCCTCTAAATTAAGAAGGTAAATGTTAGTGGAATTACCTTTAACGCCTTTGCGCGAACGCTTGATAACCAAGCCCGATTCACACAGAGCGTCGATATGCTTCATTGCTGAACGCTTGCTTATCTCGCACTGGTCAGCAATGTGCTGGTAGGAAGGCCAGCATTCGCCTTTGTCATTAGCGTTATCGGCGAGCTTGATCAGCACAAGCTTACGGCTGGCATTGCCAACCTTAACGCCGAACGCTTTAACCATTAACATCATGCTCATGCTGCCACCTCAGTGCTCTGGCCATTCCAAAGGCTGGCAAGCCAGTTAACGCCCTTGGGTGTGAATTTAGCGGTGTTGAAGGCGTGCTCGTTTTCAGCAACACCGGTCTTAACGACAAAGCGACCAGCGTCGATATGGTTCTGGTAGGGCATCCACTCGCCACCAAGGCGATACATGATCTTGTGATCAGCCAGAAAGGCGCGCAGGTCGCGCTCGTTGGCTTTAAGAAGCTTGGCTACCTGACGAAAGCCTTTGTTGCCGCTGTCGGCACTGACGTAGCGCTCAACGAACTCAACAGAAGGGCGCGCTTGCTCAATAGCGGCCTGCTGCTGTTCAATACGCTCGGCTTGGTCGGCGGCAAGGCGCAGAGCTTCGGCCATTGACTGCGGGACCTGAAAGGACGGTGTAGCAACGTAACCTTCAAGCTCACGCCAGCGTTTGATGACAGCCATACGTGCTTTTGCGCTGTAACCGGTCAGCAGGCAATCGGTTAGGTCGCGGTCAAGGTGATATTCAGTTTGTTTGCGGTTCATGCTGTCGAAATAGATGCCCTGAAACATCAGGACATCTTTTTCTAGCTCGATCAGCATTTTTTGAATGTCCGCCTTAACGTTGTCGTGACGCTTATCTGTCAGCTCGGCAATTTCACGGCTGGTCATCGTCGGCTGGACATTCTGTGTAAGTGCGGTATTATTCATCTCAGTACCTCATTGCATTGCATCAGTTAAAAGCCCGCCACGCTCCCCAGCGAAATGGCGGGCTTTTTGCGTTATTAGCTTGCAGCTTTCTTAAGCTGCCCCTTCCTACCGAGCAGACGCACTTCCCAGACGTCCTTATTCACGCCAGACAGGTCGATAAGCACCTGGGCGTAGTTAGTGCCGCCTTGCAGATCGCTAAGCGGCAGAGAGCCCGCTTTGATCCACTGAGAAACAGCCCCAGGTGTTACCTGGCAGGCACGTGCACAACGTGCCGTTCCGCCAGCCTGGGTAATAAGTGTTCCGAGGGTGAGTTCCATGTGCGCTACCAAGTAAATGTTTACGTACTAATGGTAGCGTCTGCTAAAAGATTGCGCAATCTATCTATTGCAATTGCAATATGTACGCATGGTTGAGGCGGGTATAAGATGTGCTTAGCAATCACTAAACACGGCGTTGAAATGGACCAATCAGAATTTCACATAGCTAACAAAGACTGGTTTAGGGCGCGGTTCCCTGAGCGCTTGCGCGAAATAACTCGGAAGGCTCACGGTTACAGTGAGGGCAAAAGCGATAGAGGTCTGGGTAAGTGCGTATCTGATAAGACAGGTATTCCAGCTCCGACAGTTTCGCGTTATCTATCTGGTTCGATGCTGCCTGGCGTTGATCGCTTACTGGTTTTGGCTGACGCATACGACACGCCGGTTGATTATCTGGCTGGCAATAATGATGCCCCTATTGGGCACTTCTCTATGGAAACGCTAGATCAGCGCATCCCTAGAGAGCTATTAATGCATGTTCTAGCAATGATGGCTGAGCTGAGATCCACGGCTGCGCCCGGCGTCAGTGATAAACACTTCGCGCTTTCAACTGTTGAACTGCTAGACAAAGTATCAGACCGACCAGATATGAATGAGCATGAGATGACCGGTCTTGGTCTGTCTCTTCTTAAAGGTGAGCCAAAGCCGTAACCATAGCCGTAGCCACCTTTGCATCAGACCCGCCCATGTGGCGGGTTTTTTTTGTGCGCGCAGAATTAACTTTTTAATGATTATTGTCGCCAATTGCTAAGCCTATCTAGTTTCAGCATTTCATAACCTACGCTATACTGTTTGTACATACAGTAAAAAAAGGAGGGGATAATGGCGGATCAGAAGGAAGCTTTTCAACGGCAGAACAATAACCATACAAGCAATTCACGAGACCGATTATTGGCCGTTGAGAGGCGAGACCCGTCATTAACCCCGATATTTTGCAAAATCCTCCAAGCTGCCCACGATAAATTCCAGGCTAAGAACAGCCGTAAAGCCCCGTAATTCAAGAAACTACCCTTCCCTATACGCCGATCATTACGTGGTCGGCGTATTTTTTTGCGCAATATTCTTGACGATATTACGTGTTTAGGTAAAACTAAACGTACGAATTGTTGAGGACGCGAAATGATCACCCTAACCCCACGCCAAATTGAACTGACCGAGCTAGCCAGCAAAGGCCTGGATAGTCAGGACATAGCGGACGCGGTAGGCATCAAGGTCAACACAGTTCGTATCACTTTGCAGCAAGCGAGAGAGCGTGTAGGCGCCAAGAACATTGCGCATCTGGTCGCTATCTCCATCCGAAAAGGCCTGATCTGCATGTTGGTAGTAACAATGCTCACAGGCACCGACGACGGCCTACGCCGCTCAAGCAAGACGCGGATCGTTCGCCGGGTTGAACAGGTTGAGATGTACGCATAACCGGAAGCTGACCGGATAACAGCCGCTCATTAACAATCTGCCGTAGTACGCGCGCAGCCACCCCGTAAGCGGAGGCCAGAAAGCACACATACAAGATGCTCTGGTCGCGGGGCGTTTCCCTAAAAGGATTGGGAATCGTAGGCACTCTGGATTGCAACCCCAGGCTGCCGATAGCGACATCAGTTGTGCGTGAGAAGACGCTGGCCCTTGTTATCAGGGGCCACCGGGGAGTGCGCTGCACGGAGCCTGTCGTCTATTTAAGGGAGCGTAGCCGTGATCACAGCGTGTTCCACCGATGTTTCCACGAATTACACAGGAGAGCGTTATGGATCAGTCAGCAAAAGATGTGATGCGCGAGAAGTTTGAAGAGTTCGCGGAAGACAAGGGCATGAGCCTGGATGAACGATTCTTTGAGGAAGGCAATAACTACGTTGACGACGACACGCGATTGGCATTTGAGATCTGGAGCGCTGCTCACGCTGCCGCTCTGGACGACTAGCCGCTAATCAACAGGAGGTGGGTATGAAGATCAGCGAGCGTCTTCATCAACGACTGATCAATGAGCTTGGGCTTCAAATTGAGCCGCCTGTGCGTATACGTCGAGGCAAGCATGGCATTAGTGCAGGCACCTGGGCGTGGAAAGCAGATTACAAAGAGGGCTGCGGCATGGGCGAGATTGGCAGCGAGGACACTATGCAGGATTGCGTTAAAGCCAGGCAGCTCAAAACTTACACAGAATGCAGGCCGTTAGGGTATTTGATTGTGTGTGCTGAGAATTAACTATTACCACCCGTTCCGCTGGGTAACGCGGCCCAAGGCGCTCCCTCTGACGCCGAGAATATCAGAGGGCATCGGGGAGTGTTTTGTGCCTGCATAGAGACCCAAGTGGCACGATGCAGGGTAAACGCCGGGCCAGCCAGAAGGCAGAGCACTCCACCGATATTCCGCTCAAGGTTGAGATCCATTGCCCGCGCACAGCGGGCTTTTTTGTGGCCTGCGTTTAGCTAAGAGGTGACGCGATGATTCCCGTAAAACAAGGCGCCGTGACGCACGAAATCGAAGACAAAACGCGAGTTGTTGACCTGCTCAAGCAGTACGGGCGCATGCCAGTTTGGCGCAAGACGCCAGCGCGGCGCAGTGATGCAGATAAGCCAGCAACGCCGCAGGAAATGCTCAACAGCATCCGTGCAGCGGACTACGCGCAGCGGTTGCATGGCGTTAAGCCTGCGCATTTACAGCTCTGGCAGGCCCCGTAATGCGATGTGTTCTAACCATTCTCTTTTCTATTGCACTAGTGCTCGGGATTATCGGAATCGTGATCTGGGCACTGAGATCGTAGGAGGCTCTATGGGAGCGCTTAACCGGCTTCACCAACTAGCCGACCAATGCCGCCAACAGTGCGGTTTTTTTGTGTCTGTCGGCGCCGGTTTCCATGCATGCGGCGGCGAGTCGTTTTCGGTCCTGGTCTACACGCGAGGGGAGCAGATTGCGAGTTTTGATGGCGATACCTCAGCCGAGGTTGCTGACCAGTTAGCCGAATTCATCGCCGAGCGCATGCAGGAGGCAGCATGAAGTTTCCAACACGAGTCGCTGGCATCCCTTGCCAATGCGAGGTGCTGGCTTACAGCGAGGGCACGCCAATGCGGATCACTGGCTGGGGATTTGGCGACGCCGAACCACCGGAACCGCCCGAGTTTGAGTATCAAATTCTCGACCAACGCGGACGCCCAGCGGCATGGCTAGAGCGAAAGCTGAGCGACGATGACGACGAACGGCTGGAAAGCGAGTTCTTAGCGACGCGCGACTGGCTAGAGACCGCATAAAAAAGCCCACATACCTGGGCGAACAGGTAGTGGGCCGAGTCTTACATAACAGGAGAAAGGCTATGTCATTTTTTGACGCTAAGCAACAACTAGCGCAGATGCTGCGTAACGGGCAGATGACGCTAGGGCAATACGAAGTCGAGCTTGAGGCGCTGAAATACGCGCACGGCGAGTCAATGAGCAGTGCCGATCAGCGGCAAGGAGTGGCGGCATGAGTTATGCAGTCATGGTGCTGGGCGAATCAGGGGCGGGAAAGTCTCGCTCGATGAAGAATCTCAACCCAGCTGACACGCTGGTTATTCAGCCGATCCGCAAGCCGCTGCCGTTTCGCTCTGCTGGCTGGGGAGCTTTCAGCAAAGACAACCCTGATGGCAGCGTGATCGTGACCGACAATATCCCCAATATTATCAAGTGCGTCGTGAACGCCGAGAAGTGGGGTAAGAAGCACGTCGTCATCGATGATGCCCAATACATCATGGTCAACGAAAGCCTGCGCCGTAGCGCGGAGACTGGTTTTACCAAGTTCACCGAGATGGCCAAGGGTTATGTCGATCTTGTCCACGCAGCGGCGAATGCAAACAACGACGTGCGCGTCTATTTCATGACGCACATACAGACTGATGATTTTGGTTTTTCTCGGGCCAAGACGGTCGGAAAGATGATCGATAGCCAAGTTTGCCTGGAAGGGCTGTTTAGCATTGTTCTCAAGTGTCAGGCGCGTGACGGTCGGCACTTTTTCTCAACGCGAACCAATGGCAACGACCCAGTGAAAACGCCGGAAGAAATGTTCGACTCACCTGAAATTGAAAACGACTTGGCGGCAGTTGATGCGGCCATTTGTGACTACTACGGCATTACCCAGCCGCAACAACAGGAGCAACCAGCATGAGCGCAGTCTTCCAATACAACGAAGAGAAAGCCATCGCCGCCGACGCGGGCGGTGGTGATTACATCACTGAGTCGTGCGTTGTGCGCGGCTTTATTGAGCAAGCAAAATGGGTCGAGGCCAGCAGTGGCGCCAAAGGCCTGGAGCTTACGTTTGAGAGCGAGCATGGCAAAAAAGCCAACTATCTGACGCTCTACTATCAGAAGAAAGACGGCTCTATCAACGAGGTGGGCGATCAGCAGATTCAAAGCCTGATGGGTTGCACTGGGGCGCAGTCGCTGAGTATGACCAACAACGGGAGCGCCATGATTGCCCCGGAGCTAACACGCAAGCCTGTGCAACTTGCACTTGAGCGTGAGAACTACGTCAAAGGCAACGGTCAGAACGGATTCCGGTTTCAGATTAAGTGCATCATGTCTGCCAAGTCAGGACTGACTATTGCCGAATACAAGGCAGGCAAGCAAGCAGAATCCGCAGGGTATTGGGCGCAGCGTTTTGCGCAGAATCCGCAGGGCGAGCCACCTAAGCAGCAAGCCACACAAGCAAGCGGACAGCACGACTATAGCAACAGTTATGTGCCGCCCGCTGACGATATGGACGACACCATCCCGTTCTAGATCAATAACTTAAACATGCATCAAGGCTGCCATTGTGCGGCCTTTATTTTTTGGAGGCGACACAATGCAATCACTCTACGCGCTGACCAACGAGTTCCAGCAGTTAATCGAGATAGATGCCGACAACGACGCGGACTTTGCCGAGGCTCTAGCTACCACGCTAGACGTTAACAGCAGTCAGATTGAAGACAAGATTGAAGCCACGATCATCGTTGCCCGGCAGCTTGACGCCGAAGTCGAGGCCCATGACGCCGAGATTAAGCGGCTGACAGCCCGCAAAAAGACACTAGAGCGCAATGCTCAGGCGTGCCGCGACCGAGTGCTGTGGGCCATGGAAAACACAGGCCGAGACAAGATCAAGCGGCAGCTGTTCACGATCACCCGCGCCAAGCCGCGCGCTGTTTGCTCGATTGAGCATCCCGATCGCGTGCCTGAGCAGTACACGAAGCTGATTCCAGCCAGCCGCCAGCCCGTGAAAGCCGAGATTCTTAAGGCGCTACAAGCGGGCGAGAACGTCCCAGGCTGCAAGCTGGCAGACGGCAAGGCATCGCTACGAGTCAGTTAGCTACCGAACAACGCATAGCCTAACGCCTCGCTGCTGCGGGGATTTTTTAATGCCGGGAGAATAATCATGTGGTTTAAAAACCTTCACTTGTACCGCCTTCACGCCGCGCCTGAGCTAGATGTTTCAACTCTTGCCGACGCGCTACAGGCCCACGCCGCCAAGCCACTAAGCAATGCCGATGCCCGCCGAATGGGCTGGGCAGCTCCTGCTGGTCGATTAGGTGGAGGCCAGCTAGTTCACGAAATACAGGGGCACCGACTGATTAGCGCCCTACGCCAAGAGCGAATGCTGCCGGGGTCGGTGGTTAAAGAAGAAGTAGACGATCAAGTAGCCGACATTGAAGCCCGCGAAGGCCGTAAGGTAACGCGCAAAGAGAAGACTGCGCTGAAAGAGCAGGTAACAGAGGCCTTAATGCCTCGGGCATTTGTGCGCAGCCAAAAGATTGACCTCTGGTGGGATACAGAGAGCAATCTAGTGGGCATAAACACTGGTAGTCGCGCTCGTGCCGAGGACGTTCTCGATCTATTGCGCGAAACGCTAGGCAGCTTGAAAGCAACTCCCCTGTCATCGCAGACGCTGCCTATTCGGGCGATGACCACTTGGCTTGGCGATCCAGCTAGCCGCCCAGCAGACTTGCAGGTAGGCGACAGCGTGGTACTCAAAGCAAAAGGCGATGACGGCGTTGTTCGAGGGCGGCAGTTAGACCTCGACAGCGACGAAATACACCAGCACCTCGAAATCGGGCGGCAGGCGTCGCAAGTGGCACTCAGCATTGAGGGACAGCTTTCGTTCGTGATGCACGACGATCTAGCGCTTAAATCGCTGCGCTTTGGTGATGCCTTGATTGAGGAAGCGGATATGTCGGACGACGGCGATGACGCCTTGGCGCGACTGGAAACCGACTTCGTGATTATGGCCGGAAGCCTGCGCGATAGCGTGGCACGCATTATGGAATGGCTAGGCGGCGATGCTTACGCGCCGCCCGAAGCTTACAAGATGGCGTTAACAGAATAGTCCAACGCTGCGGCACTAATAGACGCAGAGCCAGCGCCCCTTCATTGGGGCTTTTTATTGGAGCGAACAATGAGCTATCCAGAATACGCCCAATGGCTCTATGCCGAGTGGGCTAAAGCCGAAGCGCGCGGTGCTTGGGAGCGTTACGTTGAAAGCCTCGACTAAACGCTGTCCCAAGTGCGGCTGCACCCGCCTTCGCCTATTCAGATCGATCAACAAGAAGCAGTGCGACCACTGCTGGCACATGTTCGAGTGGCCGCTAGAGCCAGGGCAGGAGCCGCTAGTTGGGCCGAGTGCCGACAGATACATAATTACTGGAGAATCCCATGGAAAGAACACTAGAAAGCCTTGAGGCAACGATTGAGCAGCTTACCCAGCGCAATGATGAGCTGGAATCTGAGCGCCTGGCTGTGCTGGCAGAGAACGACGCGTTGGCAGCAGAGAATGTGCGGCTTCGCAATGAGCTGGCCGCTATGAATCGTGAGGTGGCGTGATGAGCGCAGCATCGCAGAATGAAATGGAGCGGTTGCGGAAAGCAGCTGAAATTCTTGTCGATAAGAACGATGCGGCGAACGAAAAGAACCGCGAGCTAATGGTGATGGTTGAGCGTTTGACCGATGAACGCGATGCCGCCCTTGAGCGCGAGCAGGCGCTGGCGGCGCATGTTGAGCGGTTGAAAACAAACTTCATGGCAGGTGCAGACGATGAACAATTAGGAGAGATAATCAACGGTACGCCTTACGCCTCACTTGCCCGCCGCGACCTCATCAAGCAGGCGGAGGCGTTGGAGGGGTTCGCCGATGAAATGCCGATGCTGTCATCAATGGGCGCAAAGGAAGCGCTGCGGCTGAGGGCCGCCGAGCTACGCAAGCAAGCCGAGGGGCAGTAATGACCCAACCACAACACCAGCTCAACCGCAGCCAGCGCCGAGCCCGCGAGAAATCAGCCCGCCGCACGGCAACGCGCATGGATCAACGCCAGTACCACGCGTATCAGGCCAGAGCGAGATTATGGGCCAAGGGCGCCGTAGCCACTGGCCGGCACATCGGCGATAAATTCGAGGGCGAATGGGAGTTTCCGGCGCACGTTCCGGCAGATAAGCGCGAATCAGTGGCCGAGTACGCCACGCACGCGCCGCTTAGGTGGCGTGTCATCGCCCGCTTGGTGCTGCGCTATGACGATGGGCAGGAGATGCGGGAGGCTGATGCCGAGTGTGGCCAAGCACAGAAGATTGGCGAGCTAATGGAGCTGCGCGAGCAGTTGATGCGCGAGCTGAAAGCGGCGGTGAATGCCCGGTATGTGTGGGATTCTTACTACGTGATGGAGTGCTTGGGATGAGTGAGCAGCGAGAGCGGTTTGAGGCGTGGGCAACCGAGGAATCCATGGATGTATCTTGCTTCAATGGATTTTACGGCAACGCAGATACGCGCAAGGCTTGGGAAGCATGGCAAGCCGCATGCCCAGAAGGGTTTCAGGCTGTACCGATCCAGCCAGTTGAACAGCAAATAGACGCAGGCTGCGAGGCAACTGGAGATTGTGAGCGGCTGGGAGAATGTCACCACGATTGTGATTGCAGTATTGCGCCAAAGGTCTACCGCGCCATGCTATCAGCCGCACCGAAGCCGGGGGATGCATGAAGCCGCGAACAATCAACGATTAACAGCCGCCACCAGGGCGGCTTTTTTACGAATGGAGAAAGAGATGACATCGGTTTATCACGAACAAGCAGCAGAGCAGAAGCTACGAGACGAGTGCGGCATACCGGATGACTGGACAGCCACTATGTGGGAATCCAGTGTGCGCTTTATAGGCGAAACTGGGGTGGTATCTCGGGCGCTTGCTGATAAGTACGGCACTGATGATTGGATGGGTATTAGCCAAATGATTATTGGCGCCACTACACCGATGCTGATACCAGAAGATTGCCGAATGTTCGCCTTCAGGCCGCCAGAGGGGCACGTTGCAGCAGAGCATAGCTTCCTGCTGACTGCGACTAAGCGCGACCTTGAAATGGGAACGGATCGCTACCTTTCTCGCCTTGATGAAGACCAGCTACGGCATGCCCGATGCACGATAGATGATCTCTTAAGGCTCAAGAAAGACGAGGTGAAGCGTGTGGTCTGGCGGGTGTGTGACGACTTTATGTGCCTGGGCAACTTCCGCGAAGATGAATATCTGAAAGCCGTGGAGTTTATGGCAGAGAAAGCCAAGGGAAATTTTGAGAAAGAGCCTAAAGACAAGATTCGGCATAAATCACTACAGATAGAGTTAAAGCCAGAGCGCGTACCCGAAAGCGAGTACGAAAGCTTTTTCCAATAGCCGCCCACGAGGCGGTTTTCTTTTTCCAGGAGGCGAAGATGGAGATCAAGCCGATAGAAGTTGAACGCTTTCACGAGAAGTACATAGTTGATGAGGAATCCGGGTGCTGGCTATGGCAAGCCGCGAAGCGCAGCACCGGTTATGGTGCCATGAAAGTAGGAGGACTTAAGGAAAGCGCCCACCGTATCTCATATACAGTTTTCAAAGGTCCGATACCGGAAGGCCTATGGGTGCTGCACAAATGCGATAACCCTCAATGCGTCAACCCTAACCATCTGTTTGCAGGCACACCGCTTGCCAACTCTCAGGATATGCACGCTAAAGGCCGGCAACGCTACGTTGGGCAGAAAGGCAAAGACAATCCGCGCTCAGTGCTGACGGAAAATCAGGTTAAAGAGGTCATCAAGCTAATTGCCAAGGGGATGACAAACCGTGCCATTGCCAATCGGTTTGGCGTCTCACATGGGGCTATCAGCTTAATCAGGCTGGGTAAGTGCTGGCCGGATATACCCAGGCCGCCAGATAACGAGAACTTTAAACCCTACCGATCACTTCGATCACAAGCCGCCCGCCAGGCGGCTTCTTCGTTTTCAAAGGAGGTGTAAAATGGCGGCCCTTTTTCTTACTCATGAAGAAATCGAGCACCTTACCGGGCGTAAGCGCTGCAAAGAGCAGAGCGACACGCTGACAAAAATGGGGGTGAGGTGGCAGGTTAACGCAGCAGGCGTGCTGATCGTCGGGCGGCGTCATGTTGAGCAAGTGCTGGCTGGTGAAAGCGTGGCAGCCAATGACCAAGAGCGGAAGAAACCTAACCTTAAGGCACTAAACGGATGAACGATAACCCGGGGATTCCACGCGTCTACTGGAAAAGTGGCGCGTGGAGATATAAATGCAATGACCGCCAGAAGGCGCTTATCGGGAACAGCTGGATCAAGCTTGGGAATACGGCAAAGGAAGCAAAAGCAGAATTTGAGAAGTGGCAGGCGCGTTTATTCCCGAAATCAGGCATGGGCCGTATCTTTGATCGCTATGAAGCAGAGATCATCCCCGCTAAGCGCTCAGAAGCAACGCGGCGCTCAAACATGCAGGAGCTAAAGAAACTGCGCGCTGTATTCGCTGAGTGTGAGCCCGAAGATATAAAGGTTCACGACATCTATGCGTATATGGATGCAAGGGGCGTGCAGTCGAAGAACCAAGCTAATCATGAGCTAGCCTTGCTCAAGCATATTTTCCGCTACGCGCAGCGCTGGGGCATTGTTGAGCATAACCCCGCCGACCCGGTGACCAAGTTTAAGCTCAAGCCTCGTGACCGCTACGTCAGCGATGCTGAGTTTAGTGCTTTCCTGCGTCACACCTCGCCGTGGGTACGCCGGTATGCGCTGCTTAAATACAAAACCGGCTTACGTCAGCGGGATCTACTGCAGCTCAGGCTAGACCAGCTAACCATGGAAGGGATTGAGCTACGCAGCAGCAAGGTCGGCAAACTAATCATCATTCCCTGGGATGATGGGCTAAAGCAGCTGGTTTCTGAGGTGAAGGCTGACAACTTAAGCCGAGGGAAGCAGGGCGCTACCTTGTTCTGTAAACGGAATGGCGAGGCTTACGATAAAGACCACTTTCACAGCCGCTGGCAGTACGGCATGAGAAAGGCTATAAAAGAAGGCGGTATAGATCGCTTCACCGAGCATGACCTTCGCGCCAAGCATGCAACTGATGCAGAGCTACTAGGTATCGACGTACAATCCAACTTGCAGCATAGTGATCGCCGGACGACTGAGATTTACCTTCGCGCCAAACAAGTGGCCACCGTCCAATCTTTAAATGCCGACCGCTTTAAAATCGAAGATTTTGGGTAACTCATAAACCCTCAATGCCCATGGGTAACACCAACAAAGCCGCCCTGTATAACGCAGTATCGTTATACACACCTATCAAACGGCATTGTTTTTAAAGCGAAAACACGCTCTTATACTACGGTCTTGAAAACCGGCGTAGGTGAATAACCTACCCAGGGTTCGAATCCCTGTCCCTCCGCCACTTATCTCGAAAAGCCCCTGATTCTTCAGGGGCTTTTTTCGTTTCTAGGCCCTGCGTTTCCTGCCTAGCATGCTTTCTATTAATTGCACCGGTCTTTTAGTGTGTTCAGAACGCTGCTCTCAAAACGATAGCATCGAAAGATCTTTCTTGATTTCCATTCCAGTGGTGGCCACGCCATAGGGTGTAAAGGACTAGCCAATTTTATTCGAGCCAGTACGGCTATCAAGCCATTACCGCTATTATTGACTTTACTGCTTACCTTTTTCAGGCTTTTATCTGGCCATGCCATATTCGCGAATTATCGCCAGTCCAATGGCGGGTGTAGGGTTCGTCGGCATGAGTATCGCAACCTATAAAGTCAGCCACTAGAAAAGGGTGTGGGGCTACTTTTAATTAACTACTTCAGGGGTGATTATAAAAACAATATGCCGCTCCAGCAGTACTAGATGTTGCATTTTATTTCGGTAGTTTCGACTGGCTTTCTTACAGGCGTATATGAAGCGTTTTTACATCCTTATACGAGTGCTTACGCATCAATTCATATAAATTTGTTAAAATAGGGCAAATGTGTAACACTAGTATACAAAGTAATTATATGTAACATTGAGTAATGTTAGTGGGTTGGCTCAGGGGAACGCCATATAAATTCATGGACGGCTATGCGTTCTCCCTGACGTTCGCCTTTTTCACCAGTAGCACCTAACCCTAACGTGAGATGCCGACATGACTACAAGAACAAATATTACTGCTACATCCAAGCATGTACCGGGTCTAAAGGTTCACGCCCTAGGAAGCCGGGTTGCTTCGTACGGCATTTTCGACACATTAGTGACACGTCTAGTAGGCACTCCTTCCGCCGTTTTTCTACTGCTCGGAAGGCGACTCTGCGCCAGTGGACTTATCGAATGTACCCCCGCTGCATTTGCAGAGCATCGTAGGGAGGCAGAGCGTCGGGCAAGACAGATAGCCCATCCGTATGATGTAACTCTGGAGACGATCTATCGCGAGTTGAGCGATTCCCTAAAGATGTCAGGGAGAGATGCCCAGGCACTGGCTGAGGCTGAGCGTGCGCTTGAAACCGAGTTGATTCGCGCGAATCCTGAAATGCGCGATCATATAAGCCATGCACGTACACGCGGTGATCGGATTGTATTTCTGTCGAACATGTACTTGAGTTCAGAGTTTCTTGAGGCGCGGTTAACTGATCTAGGGTTATTTCAAAAAGGAGATTCCTGCTACGTGTCATGTGAGACGAAGAAGTCCAAGCGATACGGCGATTCTTTCCGGGATATGGCAGAGCGTGAGGCGGTATCGCTGGGAATGATATCGCATACCGGTGGCAACTATGGAGCGGATATATTGGCCGCGCGGAAAGCAGGGGTCCGTACCGAGTATTTCGAGCATGCGCACCTGAACAGGTACGAGCAGATTCTGGAGACATACTCCATCGCTACGGATGGTCTGACGTCAGTAATGGCGGGTGCATCTCGCATGGCACGGCTTTCTGTCGATGCGCCGTCTCAGGTACAGGCTGCGCTCAGGGATGTGTCAGCTGGTGTTATTGCACCGGTACTCGCTGGATATGTGTTGTGGATTCTGCGACGCGCGAAGTCCCTGGGCCTGCGTAGGTTGTACTTCGTTTCGCGTGATGGACAGATTCTGCTCGACATCGCACAGCGTATGTCACAGAAAATTGCAGGGTTTGACATAGAATTGAGGTACTTCTACGGCAGCCGCCAGGCGCTACGTATCGCAGAACTACGTACAATTGATGATGAAGCACTTACATGGATTCTGCGGAGAACGGGAGAGCGCTCGGTCCGAAGCTATCTGGCGAGAGTCAACCTCACCCCAGAGGATATACGCGCTTCGCTATTGGAGGCTGGGCTTTCCGAGCGCGACTGGAGTACGCCCCTTTCTGAGAAATCGCGCAAAGCACTGGGCGATGTGCTTGTGTGTGGAGCTCCGGCCGAAATGATTCTCCAGCGAGCCTCGGATGCTAGAGACCTGTTGATTCGATACGCGCAGCAAGAGGGTATGCTTGATGCTGGCGAGTGGGGGCTTGTCGATACATGTGGTCGGGGTCAGATGCTGAATTCGCTTTCTCAGGTTGTCGTCATGGCAGGAGCCGTGGCGCCTACAGCATTCTATTTCCAATTGATGCAGGGTGGCGAGCAGACCGAGAGCTATTGTCAACGAGAGGCCTATTTTTGCGATGAAAGCCGTCAGAGTGGATATATAAAAGTAATTCCAGACCTAACACACCTAATCGAACTAGCATGTAGCGGAGATCATGGGCTGGTTCAGGGCTACTCAGAAATGGAAGGTCAAATAGTGCCGGTTTTAAAGGCCGAGCAGAATACTGCTGTCATCGATGCAGGGCTGCCGTTGCTTAGGCAATCATGTGCAACCTTCGTCGATAGTCTCTTTCTGGACCCGAAGGCTGTTGACCTTGGGGCGGATACACGAGCCGCTAGTGCAGAGTTGATCAAAAAATTCTGGTACACCCCAGGGCGATGGGAGGCTAGGGCTTGGGGCGCGATGCCGGTGGAAACAGATCATGCAGGACTAACTGTCAGACCCCTCGCTAGCCCCCTTACGGCACGTGATGTGTGCTTGGCAATTTTCCGCCTACGTCGTCCTCCCAAAGCTCGTTTATGGCCCCAAGGTTGCTTTGCGGCTAGTTCTGGTTTGGGCGGTTATGAATTTATCATGCGAATTGGAGATTGGCTGAATCGCAACCTAAAGGCTATGTTCCGGCGATGGTCATCGCTATCAAAAATGTCGACCACCAAATCCCATTCCGTATCGGTTAATCAGCTGGAATAG